AAGTAACTCTTGATGATGTGCGTAAGGCTGCTTCTGCTTCTTATACTGCTTCTGCTTCTTCTGCTGCTGCCGCTGTTTATGCTGCTGCTGCTGCTGCTGCTGCTGCTGCTTGTGCTGCTGATGTTGCTGATGTTGCTGCTGCTGCTGATGCTGCTTATGCTGCTGCTTATGCTGCTGATGTTGCTGTTGATGCTGCTGCTTATGCTGTTGATGCTGCTGCTTATGCTGCTGCTGATGCTGCCGCTGCTGCTGTGAGACAAACTGTCCTGTCTCAATGCGCTGACATTGTAAGAACAGACTATCCAAATGTAGATGATTTATGGGAAGGATTGAAATGAGCTATACAGAAGGAAATTGGGAAATAGGGAATTAGTTGATTAGAGATTAAGGTGACATTATGAAAATGCCAAAAGAAGAAAATATATTTGGCGCAGGGGCTTTATTAGAAAGTGAGGACTAAAATTATGGACACAAAGAAACTTGAGAGTTTGGAGTATGTGCCGGAGTGTGACAGGTGCAAGGGGACTAAGGTTGACCCGGAACTAAGTAGTTGTAAGACACATTATGTTCCAGACGTGCCTTGTTCTAAATGTCAGAGTAAGCCAGACATGAAGATTACAGATATTAAAATTATTAATCAATGCTCAGAGTGTGGAACTGTATCAGGTACTCACTTACCAGATTGTTCACAGAGAGTTGTCACCATCACAGCCCAACACGCAGCGTCTTTAGCTGCCTTGGTAGAGCATTGGAAGGAGCTGCTCAAGTACATCAAGCCTATCAAAGATGTTGACCGTGGCGGGCTGAGTAGTGAGTATTGTGTTGAGATGTTGGAGGATTTGAAGGGATGAGTAAAGAAAAAAGTGCGGATACTAAACGATGTGGATTATGTTACGGCAGCGGAAGGCCACAAGGGTATGTTTTGAAGAATGGAAATCCATGTGTGCGGTGTGGTGGTTATAAAACCATACCTATTTCATGTAATAATCCAGTGGGTTTAACTTCAAGAGAAGAAGAACAGGTTAAGATAGAGAACGGAGAACGGAGAAAGGAGAAATACGATGAGTTTGTGCGTAAATAAGCCTACTGTGATGGATGCAAAAAGGAGCTTGCGAGGGTTCCGAGGCAATTAGCTCCTAAATGGTTGCCACAAACGCCGATATGTGTTATATGTGGTTATGCGATAAGGATTGAATATATTAATTTACGAAAGGATGCAAAATGAGCAAAACAGCAACAACAACCAAGAAGCCAGCTCGCAACAAACCCTGTCCCTGTGGGTCAGGTAAGAAGTTCAAGCGATGCTGTGGTAAGGACCAGGAGCCGGGCAATCAGCAGCCGAAGATTATTCAGGGCCCTGGATTGGATACTGCTGTAGCACAGAAAGTACTCAAGAACGATTTCCGTAAGCAAGTCAATCCATACGAAGGCATACCCGGTCCGGAGCTGGTGCGCCGTGACCAGATGATATTACTGGCTAAACTGGAAACAACTTACAATATGGGCGAACTGGACAAAGCATATTTCGCTGACATCATCGAGAACTTCCAGGCACTAAAGATGGCTATTCAGAGCTTGCCGCCATGCCCGGAGCGTGGCCCGTCACTAACTGATGTCGAGGCCCAGATTGTCGAGTTTACAAAACGTTCTAAACAGGCCGGTTTTAATCGGACAAACTTTTTAACGTTAATTGCTCTGCGTTCTGTTCTGGGACAGGGAGATGTAGATGCAGAGCCGAAGTCATTGAAGTCATTAATCTTGGAACAACTTGAGAAAAAAGGTTTAAGTGACAATCCAGAGAAAGGAGATAGTAAATTGGAAAATGATAATGTAGTCGAACAGGCGATGAGCAGCACAGGTCAAGGGACGCCGGCACAGCAGGGAACGAAACCAAAAGGTGACGGTCCTATCGAGGACAGTGGCGGTGGTTCTCCGGATGCTGATTTCCTGAATGAGCCTCCAGACCAAGTTAACGAGCAGGCGAACCAAATTATAGGATGAGCAAAAATCCCCTGCTTTCGGTTGACGTTGCCGATGTAACCCCTGCCTCCGCACCCACTGAGGCAGGGGTGTATTTTGAAAGGTTTAAAAATGAAAATTGACTGTGTGTTACCAAGTGGTGTGGATGTTAAAGAGTTAAAAAAGTATCATGAAAAATGCGAAATTTGTGATTCAAATATATCAATAACAAAACAGTTTGATTCAGGAGAGATATTCAGAGATGGTAAAGGTGAAATTTTCATATCTATTGTCAGAAGTTCTGCTGCGACTGGATTGGTAAGGTTGAGTAACAGTGGATTTGCAATAGAAAGTAAAAATGTTCAGTGGCCTATCACCCGATTGCCAAAAGGTACAGTTTTGACTCTTACGCAATTATAGTCCATAGAGAGAAACACAAATTGCTTAGAAAGATAAATATTGAACGAACGGAAGTGTACTCGGACAGGGAAATAAAACAACTTGCTCAAAGTGGAGTCATTTGGCGACGTAGATATTTATGGAATGGAAAATTACAAAAGGTTGCAAATTGTGGGATGTATATTTGTTTTTGTGCTGGTGGTTGCGGTAGAATTATACACTTCAATCGTTGGTCACCAAATTTTAATATTTGTCATCGAAGGGTAGGGCAATGTCATTCAGATACGAACACCTAACTCAAAGGAAGGTAAGATTGTATGGTAATGTTTAATAACTTCCAAATAGGAGCAACCCCTTATATTCACCACGCCTATTGTAAGTGCGGCGAGACATTGAGGGAAGTGTCAAACGGCTTATTATCAAAGGCTATGTTTTGCCCAAAGTGCGAGAGTATTTATATGCTAACTTTGAGAAAAGTGCCAAGTAAATTAATCACAAAAGATTTCATGAAACAGTGTAAGGAAGAATGTAAGGAAGAATGTAATGGAAAATAGAGAATTGCCTCATCAATTAAGAGTAAATGAAGATTACGAAATTGTAGAATTGCTTACGCCTGACGGGGTTGAGCGTGTTTTACTTTCGCCCTCAAAATGCTATCTGAATGACCCTGTGGTACAGTTGGAAGCTGTTATTAACGAAATTGTCAAAAGATACAACGGCTTTAAGCCTACTCTTCTTCAGCTTCATCATCAGAATAAGAAAGACTTTACTTCTGAAATGGTATCTCAATCCGCGATATGGTGTAATTTACAGATGGAGAATTGGTGGAAGGAAGCTACAAAAGAGCATCCTCTCCCAGAAGGATATCAATGGATGGTATGTGATGAAGAATCAAAATATTTTGTGAAATGTGCAAAATACAGACAACAAAAGTGATTATGTCAGAAGCAATGGGATGAAGTAGTTAAATTATATTGTGAGCAAATAGTAGAGTTTAGAGAGTTCATACCTCATTGGGATATTAAAAAACATGGTAAATTGGTTGTTACATCTATCAAGAATGAAGATATCTATATTCAATAACCGATTAGGATATTATGGACGAACAGCCTCAACAAGTCGACGTCTCAGTTATCAACCACGATAACGCTCTCATTTTCGGTGACGCAAAACAAAATACTCTTGCCGAGATTTACAGTCGTTATGCAATGGGCGATCCGGTAAGTGTAATAGCCGCCGACCTCGGCTGTCCTGAAGTTACAGTCAGGCGTATGATGCGAACAAGGCCGGATGATTATGAGGAGACTAAGAAGCTCAGAGAGTGTTTTCTTCATATCAGGCTCAGGCGCTCACTAAGTATAATTGACGCTATTAATCTCAGGAACCTTGAGGCATTACTTGAGGGCAGGTCGAAGCTTAGCGCTGATGCAATTAAAGAGTTATGCAAATTATCGAAGGATATTTTCAATCGACTGCAATTACAGGAGGGCAAAGCCACTGAGATTGTTTCGGTCGAAGATAAGCGTATGACGATACCGGAAATGGAAGCGAAGATTAAGAAAATAAAGGCTGCTGGCGATGGGATTAATAGAGAATGATTGAAACGGAAGAAAAACTAAAGCAAATCACCGATGAAATATTTGAGGACATGACAATAATAGAGCGGTATGCTGGAACGGCGTATTGTACGGGTAAGAGGGATGATGATGATGATTCTAAGTTTTGGCTTGGTCAATATAAAGCTTTAGAAAGAACATACAAAAATATTGAAACGCACATGTTCAGATTAATGATGGAGCGAGAAGAAAAAGAAAAGCAGGATGCAAACCACTGAAACCCTAACCGACTCCACATCACTTGGCTGGCAATACGACAATCTTAAGATTGTCAATAAGGCCGGCGTCACGGTTCCGCTTGACCATAACATAGCTCAACTCAAAGTTCACAATACCAAACGCTTGCAAATAGAACGTAACCTGCCTGTTCGGTTGATAGTACTCAAGGCCAGGCAAGAGGGCGTATCGACTGGTGAGGCGGCTGATATGTTCGAGGATGTTAATCGCAGACCGAACAGGATAGCAACTCTTATCTCAGCAGATACGGATAGTACAGCTAAGGTTTGGAAGATGATTAGGCGGTTCCAGGATGAGGTTCCGAAGAACATTAGGAGAGACCCGCTCTATTCGAGCAGGAAAGAGATCGAGTATAAACCGCCACATCATTCGAGTATCTTATGCCAGACAGCAGGTAAGGAGATATTAGGCCGTGGTGGTATGAACCACAAGCTCCACGTTACGGAGCTGGCGTTCTGGGCTCATGCCTCGAAGCAATGTTACGGCTTATTCCAGGAAGTGCCTAAGACCCCGGACACATCAATTGTTATTGAGTCCACGGCGTTCGGCACTACAGGTGAGTTCCACGACAGGTTCCAGATAGCTACGAAGTTTGTGAGGGACCAGCTCAATCTTCACGGTGAGATTCGAGATTATAATGGCTTCCTTCCGGTGTTCTTAGCCTGGCAGATATTCCCAGATTATCAGATGCCGATACCGAAGGACTATTTGCTTGAGCCGGAATCGGACCATGAGATATATGGTGACGAGCTGGAGCTTATCGCCAAGTACAACTGCACGCCTACTCAGTTGTACTGGCGTCGGTGGGTGATAACAAACGATTTCAAAAATGACTTGCCGCGGTTCATGCAGGAATATCCGGCCAATGCAAAAGAAGCATTTCAGGGTACCGGTCGAATGGTGTTCCTGCCGAGTGCTTTGGATAAGATGGAGAAACATTGCTGCCGGCCGGCGAAGCACATTGAGTTTTATATGAAACCCGATGGAGGTAAATTCGATGTCAAGTATCGAGAGGTCAATAAAAGAGAGAACTGCTGGGCCGTTTGGAAGTTACCAGAACCCAATCATAGCTACATTGTGTTTGGTGATGTTGCCGAGGGTATTCTCTGCGATCCCACGGACAAACGCAGCGATCCAGATAGATCGGTGGCGGGTGTTTTGGACCGTAATGCTTTCGATTTACCTATGGTCTATTATGGCCGTCCTGATACTATTGAGTACGGTCAGCAGATGCTTATGGCCGCGATCTTCTTTAATATGGCATGGGCGTCACCGGAGATGAACTCAATTGGTCTGGCTGTTCTTAATATCTTCAAGCAAGCCAGTTATCCGTTCATTTACCAGAGAGAGCAGAAAGAGGAAACAGAGTACACGGAACCGGGTGCACTGCTCGGGTGGCGGACTACTACATTGACCAGAAAACCGATGATAGCCGACCTTGACAAAGTTACTCAGGAGGGTGAGCTTAGAATTTATGACCAAAGGGTACTTGACGAGTTCCGAGTGTTTATTTATGGTAAGGACGGTAAGCCACAGGCCGATGTAGGTAAATTTGACGATTGTGTTATTATGCTTTCCGGGTTAATTCAGCTTCACCAAAGGTGTGAAATGGGTATTGAGGATCTTAGCTGGCTCAATAAGACCGAAAAGCCAAAGGCTCATGTGACTGTTATGGGCCAGGTGGATGATGATAGTGATATGGACTACGAGGAGGAGGAAAATTCGTTGTTGTATGCTGATATTGAGGATTATGAGGACTAAAAGTAAGGAGAATAGAAATGATTAAGTTGCTGACATTAGCGGTTATAACAATGTATCTGTATAACCCTGTACGGCCGCCTGAGCCGACTGTTCTGTTTCCGTATGATCCCAATCAAGTCACATCGGATATACTGTTCGCAACTAATGTGAGGCCGTCTAATACGGTTAGTTATATTCCATTGAAAGTCACTGAGCTTGACGGTGAGTACGGAATGTTAACCTGTAATGACCCTGATTTCACGATAACTTATGTCGGGACGTTAGTTGACCCTAACGATCCAGATGGAGTGTCTCGGATACACAACTATATAGCGTCCTTTCGTGCCGGTACTGAGCAAAGGGTTTTGTATTCTGGGTTCACTTTTTTGGAAGATCCGAATGGGATGGTATCGTATTATGTCGAAGATGCTAATGGTGTTGTCGTTCATTACCCGAACGGAGCGCCTCCGCAGAGTGATTCCAGGACCGGTCTTATTGACGTTAAAAAGATAAATCGCAAGCCGATTCTTGATATAAGGTAGGGTAAAAATTATGGGTCAAGTAAAGAAATTGTGGTTTTTAGGTGGCTGGCCGGTCGATAAAGTGTTAAAAGGGCAGAAAACAAGGAAACGAAAAAAAGAAGGAGAACGAAAATGTCGCAAGAGTTCAAAAACAACTGTCACCAAATGAGGGGTGAGATTGAGCAGGGCAAAAAGTTCGTCCGTGAGAATATGATGGACTGTGTTATTGAGTGTGGTCCGGAGAATTTAGAGGAGGCAAGAGCTAATATTGTACTTGCGTATCGTGCTCTTGAAGATGCGAGAATGAGATTCGGCAAAGCTATTCAGGCCGCTGATGGTGGAGTGAGTATTTACGATAAGGACAAAGAAAAGCCAGTTGTTGCCAACGAGAAAGCTGATGAGGATACTTAATGCCAGAAGGCTACACACTTATTTCTGCAATGTTGGGTTCGGTGTTCTTATTTGCTCTTGGTATTTATGTCGGTGTAAAGCTGACTATCTTTGGTTACAAACTCGGTTTTAAGGCCTCTTACCAGATACGCGGCAATCCAGAGGATGATGACAAGAGCCTCTTGGGTGTGAAGGATGATGGTCAGGAGTTCGAAGTAGCTGAGGAGATGAACAAAGAACAAACAAACATAATGAGTGAAGATTAAGGAGATTTCATGTACTCTCAGCATAAACATAACAAATGGGAGCCATTACATGGCAATGCGTTATTGGATACAGTATCTGCTATCAGCACTTTTGAGCATAGTAATTCGACATATATAGCCCGGAAGGTGGACATGCCCATAGAGTCGAATGCTGCGGTTATTATGTTCTATGGTACGGACGCTGAGAACGAAGCGGCCACAATGGGGTTATATGGTAGGGCTGCCGCTAATGGGCCGATCCTCACTTTATGGACAGGAGTAGTAACTCTTGGCGCTCGGGTAGTGACTAATGACCCGATTACGGGAGCGGCCCTTACGGCTTATTGGGCAGACACGATTACCAGTGTTTATGATGAAGGTCCGTATGATGTGACACTTCGTAACGAGGCAGCGGACGATACTGATGCGTTCCTCATGTTGGACTTACCGGGTATCCACGATGTTCATTTACAATTTACGACTAAAACGAGCGTTGCGAGTATTGGTGGAATTTTGCTGCCGATTTTCAGATACCAAAGAACATCATAAGGGAGAATTATGCCGTCAGGTAGTTCAGAAAATTATAGTCAACATGCTGGCCGGAGTGATGTCAACATTGATACGGATGTTGATAAGATACATCTCGCCGAGGACAAATTCCCAGAACTGAACGTTCTTCTTGATAAGAAGCGTGACGCTGGTATGTATGTTACAAAGCAATGGAGAAATATGTGGTTCGTTGCTTTCAAATATGTCTGGGGCCGTCAGCTCCAGAATATCAAGCCGAGGGATGACTGGAATTACATTATCCTTAATCGTATTTACCCGCTAATGTTCTCGACTGTATCGAAGTTAGCTAAAAATAATCCTAAAGTTCTTGCCTTTCCGTGGGATGCCGATAAGGAAGGTGTTCAGGAGTTTGCTGAGCAATGGGCGGGCATTTTGCAATATATCTGGGAATCTCAATATGAGCTTTCCATGAGACTCAAACTTATTTACGGCATTCTTGACGCTGCTATATTTGGTTATATGGTCGGTAAGACTCATTGGGACAGTCGAGTGACCTGGGATGGTGACGAAGGCCAATGGGTCGGTAATGTCAGGCATTCATTTATTAACCCTGCTACTTTCTGGACAGACCCAACCGCAGAGACGATGGAGGAAGCGGAGAGTTGTGGCACTAAGCGCCGGGTGAAAATGGAATGGGCACAGGCACGATGGCCGGAGTATGCGGTAGAAATCGAGAAACAGTCTTATACCGCTGACGACCCTCAGTACATTGAAGGGCAGCAGATAAATTACGACAGCCAAAAGGCCGGGACGGATTGGGACACATACCGAGCTAATCCACGATTGAGGTTCAACCGGCTTGTTGACCTTATTCTCGGCAGGGCTGGTAATCAGGAATTCAAAGAGGATATGTCCTTTACTAATGACCAGAAGTACGTCAATATCGAGGAGACATACTGGAAGGATTACACAACAGATCATATCAAAATTGAGGACCCTGTACCAGCGAAGGTTCTTAATGACCAGGGAGTTATTGTTACTGACCCAGAAACCGGGATACATACTGACTCGAAAACAGGTGAGGAGTTTGACTCGGCAAAATGGCCGATGCAGGTTATTAAAGAATACGATAAGCCGAGATTCCCTAATGGCCGGTTTGTGTTGAGGATTGGTCGGAATATTCTTAATCCGGAAGTGGATGGTGACTTTAGTGCCCAGCAATACAAGTACAGTCGCTGGCCGTTCCATGTAATGCCGTATCATATCCTGCCTCATATGTGGCAGGGCGGTAATGCAGTCGAGATGGTTCGTAATAATCAGGACATGCTCAATCTTACAGTCAGTACTTTGGTTCACAGGACGCGGCTTACCGCAGACCCAGAGCGGCTCATGGAACAGAACGCCCTTGCCCGGGACCGCAAAGGCAAAGTGAGGATGGTCAAGCCGAGAGGACTTGGCAAAATCATTATCGTTGCTAAAGGTGCAATTGATAAGATTAAGAACATGGAGTATGGCCGGATGGACCCGGCAACGATATTACTCAGTCAGATGATTAAGCAGGATATGGATGACTCCATGTTCTCTCAGGATACAGCTCGTGGAGCTGGCAGTAATAAAACCCCGCTCCAAAAAGGTACCGGCAAAATGACGGCTACCGAGGCGGCAAAAATTGACGTTAACAGTCATGACTATACTGCTATGCAATCGATATTCTTGGATGGCTGGATTGATAATACGTTAACTCTCATTGCCGAGATTGTTCAAAATAACTATTCAGAAGGTCGTAAGGTTCGCATTATTAGCGGCAATGAAGAGCGGAGCATGGCGGCATTAACACAGGATTTACTGGATATGCGGTTTGATGTTAATATTGTGCCTGGTTCGACTATGCCGTTCGATAAACAGCGAAAAGAAGCGGCATATTTGAAGGCACACGAACTGACTTCTAATCCGACCCCTCAGCCGATGCTCGAAGAGACTTTGCAGGTCCTTGGTATTGCTAATCGCAAGAAGATATTGCTCAAACATCAGGGAACACAATTATTTGCTCAGTTTATTCAGTTGGCTCAATTACTCCAGAATGTTAAACCGGAAGAAATTGAGGCTGCTTTACAAATTATACCGGAGCTTAAGCCGGTTTATGACTTAATGGTTCAGGCCGGCCAGTTACAGATACAGCCGCCTACGCAATCGAAAGGAGCTGCGTAATAAAACTTTAGTTTAATCCAGTCCAAAAACCCAGGCATTAGGTGGCGTTGCTTCCACTGATAGTGCTGCAAATCACACGCCTATTGCAGAGGCATGTTGAGGAAACTTAACATGCCTCTGTTTTTTTTTGGACTGACTTAATAATGTGGCTTGTACTACGCAAAAAGGGACAAGAGCCAAACTTGCGGAAAAACAAGCCTTACTAAATTCCAGAAAGAGACAAGTGCTCAAACGAAAGGAAACAAAATGTTGAGATTGAAGGACCAGCGTAAAGTTATTGGTAATAGTTTTGGCAATCCGATGTCGTGGCGATTCTTCCCGGATGCGGATGGTAATCCCATTGAGGGCGAAGAAGGCTTTGAGACTTTTGACAAAGAACGTCAAGCCAAAGACCAAAAAGCCGCTAATGAGCAAAAGTATCACGATGCCCAGGCTAAAGCTGAGGCAGCTCAAGTAAGAGCTACCCAGGCCGAGCAGCAGCGTGACCAAATTGCTCAGGAGAATGAAGCTAATAAACAGAAATTAGCAGACCTCGAAACTAAGGCATTGGAACAGGGTATTGAGAACGTTGAGCTTGATGAGAGCAATTACACCGGCGATGATGTCGCCTTAGTAAGAGCTATTAAAGCTCAGAAGAAAGCGAACGATGTGATCTCCAAGCGTCTCGATAACCTCGACAAAGCCAAGGCTAAAATGGAAGCGGAGGCCCAGACTGAGGCAGCTCAAAGACAGCGAACAGAAGTTTTCAATGAGTTGCTTACTGAACTGGATGGTGATTATGGTGCTCAACATCGTAATGCCGCATTAGCAGAATGGGACCAGCTTGTAAAAGATGGTAAAACGCCGAAAGGCAATCCCGCCAAAGCTACGCGGATGTTGGAAAAGTGCTATAAAAACGCAAAAACCGCTGCCGACAAAAAAGCCAAAGACGGTGGTATTGATCTCGACTCAGGTTCCGGGGGCGGAGGCCCTAACGTGAATCTGCGTAGAACAAAACTGACACCCGGATCACTTGAGCAGGTAAGTGCCCAAGTACTTGCTGCTCAAAAGACATAAAACAGGAGTAACCTTATGTCGTTTCATCAAGATTTAGACAACCTTACCAGGGACATGCACGATGCCACCTGGGAAGTTGAGTATATCAAAAAGAACCCTGTTCTGGCGTTAATGCTGGAGCGTAAGACTTTGCAGTTCAGAGGTGGTAAACAGTATTACCGTGAAGTTGATACCGGAACCCACGAGTCACTTGCTCAGTCTTACACCCAGAATGACACCTTAACACATGGCGTCGTGAACTCAACTGAGCGGATAACGTTTATTCGCAAGAAAATTCAGTTCCCCGTCCAGATAGATGAGGATGAGGAACTGGAAAACGCAAGTCAGACTGCGGATGGTACAAAGTTGCACAACTTAGCTAAGTTCCGTGTACGCAAGGCTAATGAGGGCCTTCGGATGTACCTCCGTATTCTGATGTACCGTAGAACCGGTCATGCCTCGGCGGCTACTGATAGTAACAGGTATATGCAGGGCCTTAATAATGCTTTGACGGTCGATCATACTTATGGCCAGAAAACGCGGACAACGGCCTCTGATATTGCCAATTACTGGCAGCCGGCAGATAATACTTTGACGACTACAACTCAGAGTACAACTGCACAAGTCCTATCAATTGCATGGTTGAGGGAGAAACTTGAACCCCTGGAAGATCTTGAAACGGATAACGTGGACCTGATTACCATCGTTGGTGGTGCTCTGTGGTTATCCTTAATCGAGGAAGCTGAGGCAAGAGGAACACCTTACAAGATCATGCCGGACCGTTTGAACTCTCAGGGTGGTAAGACTACCCAGGGTTTCCATGAGATGGTTATTGACGGCCGCAGGGTTCTCAAGGACCCGTATCTGTCGAATCGGTACAATTCCGCTGAAGGTCTTACGAATGATGCTGCTGGTTCCCTGGCGAGAAGGCTTTATTGCCTGAATCTCAGAGACTGGGAGTTCTTCATTCATCCGAAGCGTAATTTCAAAATGTCGGGTTTCTTCGACCAGTCTCAAATTGCGAACGGTTCAGACTTTAATTTGGCCCGTATCAAATGGGCTGGAAACCTTTGTTGTTTCCATCCCAACCGTCAGCTTATGTACGAAAACGTTACTCCGTAACGTGGTTCGTAATAGTGACTTCTTTGGAGTTTTAATGTTAATGTGTTTTTAATAGGAGCACGACAAAATGACAGTAGGAATTGATGATGGGAAGTTTTATCTCATAGATAACTTCCCCGGTGTCCCCACGAATGGGGCAAACCCCGATGACTGGACAGCTTATACAGCCGCTGCCGCTTTTAATGTAGGCGAGAAACGAGCGATTTATTCGACTACGAATAACGGTTGGTCGATTCTGATTTACCTGCAGTTCCAGAAAGGTACTGCCGCGGTTGCCGCTGTTAAGGGTCTTTGCGGTCTGTGTACTGCCAGTGTAGCAACTGCTGGTGCATGGGGTAACGTTTCAAATACCACTGATGAGAGCATGAGTACAGGTCCGATATGTGTGGCCCTCGGTACGACCGTGGACGCATATTACGGATGGTTCTGGTGTGGTGGTGTTTGTCCGGTGGACCTGGTTTCCGGCCTTGACGGTATCTATCCTTCCGATGGTTCCGTTGCTGCTGGTGCTGGTATGAAGCTTGTAGCTGCCAGTTCATTGAACACGTTCGAGGTCATAACAGGCTCAGAGCTGACAATGATATCTGCCTTCGCGCTTGCTGCTGATACCACGGCCTAAAATGTCAAAACAATAACCTTTAACCTTTTTGAAAGGAGGTTTTGGCATGGCTTGGGATTCGACAATACAGAAGCGTTCGCACATACCCCCGGTGCGAATAGAGACGGGCAAAGTTGTGGCTGGCGGTGTTTCCGGCCAGGATTTTACCGTAGCTACGAAGTTCAGTAGAGTGATAGCGGGTTTTGGTGTTATGCAAGCTGACGGCTTGGTAGCTTTTGCTACAACGGGAAAATTGACGGCCGGTACAGGCACAATAACCTTTACTCGTTATGGGCCTATAGTGACAAGTGCTGATACAATTCAGTACGTTGCAATAGGTTTTTAATCAGTATAGTCCTTCTTTCACGGGTGGCTCCTTGTCGGGGCTGCCCTTGAAAGAAAATCCTTTCGTACAAGAGTAGTTCCTTAGTGGGACTGCTCTTGTATGAAGGTTAGAGAAGTTTGGTTATGCTTGTAATGACATTCATAGCACACAGGAATAACAATACATTTTCATGAAAGAAGGAAAAACTATGACAACCAAAGAAAGTATTTATAAAACGATGCACTATTCTCATCCAGGGTATCGTAACAATAACCAGGGCATGGCTGTCCTTTGTGACTGGCTTCATTTGCTCAGGTACGAGGATGGTACAGTTTATGAGCCGTGGTCAAAGAGGCCGAAAATCTCGGTTATCGAGATTGGTTGTGGTAACGGTAAGTTGTGTCACTTGCTATCTTGTTTGACGTTTGATGTGACGGGTATTGACATTGCGGATGGTCCTTATGAGCGTGAAGGGTATAAGTTTGCAATAGCAGATATTACTCAAAACGTGTGCGAATTAGCACTTGAAAAGAATGAGTACGATTACTGTATATCTTTTGATGTTTTAGAGCATATATCTGAAAAAGAGGTACCGATTGCACTTAAAACGATGGACCATATTGCTAAGAACATCATCCTGAAAGTAGCTTGCTCCGGTGAACCGCCGTTGCATTTATGTGTCAAGAGTGTCGGTTGGTGGCTCAATCAATTGACTATTTACCTCCCAAATTTCAGTTGGGAGATTGTTCGATTGTATAACATGTACCCTCAAAACGAAAAACAAACATTCGCACCGCTATTTTATGGAAAGAAGGAACCAAAACATGAAAATTCTGATGCTATATCTGACAGGCCAGAGGGATGAGATTGTAGATAATCTCATTGCTGAACACCTAAGAAAGTTCGGTCACGAGGTCCATGTTCATCCATACATGGACGTTGGCCGGCAATCGGTCCCGTACATGAAGCCGGATGTTGTTATTCATCCCTTCCCAGGCGGTCAATATAAAATTGACTTTTTGAAGAAGTGCAAAGAGTGGGGATGCAAGGTCATTATCCGGCGTGGTGAGGCAGGCGCTTCGAGGACCGTGTTCGACTCGTTAACATATTCCGAACAGACGATAATGCTCGGAAATTGGGATTATGATCCTTACATTGACCTTGAACTTGTCTGGGGTAAGGAGTTCGGTGAAATTGTCGCCGAGAAAGGCCACGTTACCGCGGATAAGATAGTGGCTTGCGGAGCCTTTGCGTTCGATATCTATTTTCAGCCAGATATGAAGCGAAGTCGGAATAGAAAGAAAATGGTGCTTTTTGCTACCGGCTTTTCGGCGGCTGATAGTTTAGTTGATTACTGTGAATGTGGATTGCCGAAAGATGCAGAGTTTCATAAGAAACAGGCTGAGAAGCATACAAAGGCCCGGGCGGTTTGGATTGAAAAAATCAGGGAATGGCATGAGACGTTCAAAGATTCATGGGACTTCTCACTTAAAGTTCGGCCGGGTGAGCGAGTTACTGAGTATGTCGAAAAACTTGGCGATATTCTTAAAGTTTATCCTCAGACATATTCAGCTCACGAAGCATTAAAAGATACTGACATGCTCATACATTGCGGTTCAACAATGGCGATGGAAGCACATTGTCTTAAAATTCCGGCGTTCAATTTCAGAAATATTAATCCAGACAAAATATTGGCTAATCTCTCTCCTCAGTCGTCTGATGGCAAACTTATCGAGGATGCGTTCCGAACAATTGACGTTGAGAGTACAAACGTCAATTGGAGTATTTTCTACGAGTTGAAGAACCATCTTTATGGCAGTATTGACGGTACGGCTTGCCAGAGAGCAGCTCATGTAATACATCAGAATATCGACCAGCAAGATATTCAAACCAACATCCCGGACACATGGCCGATTGAAGCTCTTTACTTAACAGATGACGTTATGATTGCTGAGCCAAAAAAGAGAAAAAATAAATTACCTAAATGGCTATGTCCAGCATGCAAAAATCGTTGGTGGACAGAACACAAAGTTACAATAGCAGATTGTCCGTTTTGCGGAATGGCGGTTGAACGGACGGGTAGTGGTATTGCGAAAAATCAAATTCGCAAGCCAGACAAAAGTGTTTTAGCATAAGGAAAAAATATGACAGATGCCCAGAGATTCAAAGCTAACATAAGGATGGTTGAACTGGAGATGCATTCTTATTGTAACCGTCAATGCTGGTTTTGCCCAAACCAGTTCATTGATCGACAGGGCCCTGTTCAGTGGCTTGATGAGTTTGTTCTCGGCCAAGTGCTAAATGATTTAGCTTTTATTGACTACGATAACATTATCACGTTCTCAGGTAATTGCGAGCCGTTTAGTCAGGGAATGGAGTTTGTTGGGCGTGTTAAGTATGTTAGGAAAAATCTTCCTAACGCTTTCCTTATGACGAATACGAACACGGACTACTTGAATACTGAATTAGTCGAACAAACTGCTCAAGCAGGCATGGACGTTATTAAGGCTCAACTCTATTTTGACAAGGATGAGGAGTTTACCAGAGAAGCTATATGTGAGAAGTACATTAAACTTGCAAACAAATTACCAGGCATAAAATTCATAGAGCCAATTCCGGGCCAGTTCTATGCCAGAATTAACGGCATGATTATCCATGCCTACGCAAAGGACTGGCACAAAGTTGGTCATAATCGTTGCGATGTCTCAGTTCGTAAACCTCAGAAACGAATGCTCACTTGTGGCGAGCCAGTCCAGTATATCGGTATCAATTACAATGGTATAGTGACTCCATGCTGCAATCTTCGTAGCGATTACGGGCCCCACGAAGGGACAATGCTTGGCAAAATAGATGCAACTACGGGTAAGTTATTCAGTTTGTATCAGGGACTACTCTTGCCGGAAGATGAGTATCCCTGTCAAATTTGTGAAGGTAAAAGCTGGCACGCGAATGGAAAATTAGTCTACCAGGATATCGCTAAAAGTCTCGATACTATGGAGCAAAAAAATGGCGAATAGTGCGACTTCCGATTTAATAACAGAAGTTAAGGCCAGAGCTGGTAGGCCAAACGATACCGCTCTGATTAGCAGGGCCTTTGTTTTGACTCAGCTTAATGAAGCTCAGTTGCAGATAGTTCGCAGATCACCGGGCCTGATAGACCTTGTGACTATCGATACGACCACCTTCACGATAGCTACTAACGATACAACAGTTGATATCAGCTCCCTCAATCCAGCTCATATTGATAAGATATGGATTCTTAACGGTTCTGAGACGAGAAAAGGGGGCCTTGAGTTCATTCCTAAAGATGAGTTTTTCAGGCAGAATATTATTATTGCTCAACAGTCGGCTACTGAGCCGTGGCAATATACGCGATTCGGCAATACGCTTTATTTCAATCGCCCGGTGAGTTCTGATTATAATGGCCTGTATCTTCGAATGGATTATACAAAATGGGCAACGGCTTTAACGGATGGAGCTGGTACGAGTGTATTATCTAACTCAGATGAAGGTTTGCGATTCTTCGCCCAGGCCAGATGTTACGATGAAATGGCTTTGTCGGCGCCAAGACTGGAAACAAAGGCACTAAAAGTAATGCTAAAGTTCGAGAAATGGCTTGGTGAGTATCAAGACTATAATCAAATGCAAAACGAAGAAGCTTATATTGAATTTTGAGGTGAATTATGGGAACAAATGACCCTTGGCTCGGTACGGCGTGGGACGATGATTCGCCAGATGATGGCCAACCGGCAGGTAACGCGTTCAAAGAAATATACGACCTTCGCAAAGGTATCGCTCTTAGGATGAACAAAGAGCACACAACTCTGGCTACCAGTTCTGCCGGTGGTGTCCATAAGCAAGGCTCGGCTCGTGCCTTCTTTCAGGATGCAGCTCCGACTACTCAGGTTAATGGTGATGCTTTAGCTGCTACTGATTTAGGGCTATTTTGGGTTGACTCCAACTCTGCAATAGATAATGAGCTTAGTATCCTCACGGCTACAACTCCGACATGGACGCCTATTTCAGTCAATATCATAGCGACATTACTGGCCTCAGCCAGAACATTTGGAGATGCTCTTACTGTTACCGGCCTCTTAACAGCTAATGGCGGCGTTACGCTTGGAGCCGGTGACGATTTAATTGGTTCAGCCACTTCGGATATTACTATCAACACAAATAAGTTCACAGTAGCGGGGGCTACGGGAAATACATCTGTAGGCGGCACGTTTGAGAGTGTTGGAGTCGCTACCTTAGCTGATGAGTCGGTAACGAAGACGACAGCAGCACCGTCAGCTGATGCTCAAATAGCTAATAAGAAATATGTTGACGATCAAATAACGGCAGCAAAAGCTCTAAGTGCCTGGACTACACAGGACGCGGATTCTGCTGCAATGGTGGATGATGGAACTACTTACACTGCTACATCGGATGGTTTTTTACAGGTGTATGGAACTAAAACTCCTGTTAGTGAGCTCAAAATTACCGTTGTATGTGGTGGAGTAACAACTGTACTACGTTCACTATCTGATGCCGCTTCAACCGACAACCATGTATCAGGCCAATTCTCAGTAGCAAGCGGCGATACATTTACGGTAACAGACAACACCGGTGGCGTGACAACTGTAATTAACTGGCGTTCAATCGGAACGTTGAGTAAACCGACTAAATAATATCATGGCTGATATAATTGTAAGACAAGTAGATAAAGGATTCTGGGCCAGGGCCCGGGACGCTGCTGACCTCAAAAGCGGTAGTGCCGCCGATGGCTCTCAGAACGTTCTTTACTCCAGAGGTACTATCAAAACTCCGTTTGGTTTTGATAAAGTCGAATCGGGTAGTTTACCTCTTGATAGTGGTAATCCTGTTCTTGGTATGTACCCATATACTGAGCTTGACAAAACTCAGCATTTTTTAGCTGTTACTAATGATACAATTCAAAAACGTGATACGCAAAATTCGGAGTGGGACGATTTGACTCAATCGGGTGTTCCTCTTGGTGCTAATATTTTTAATCCGATCAGCTTTGCTTCTATCCTTCATACGGACGGAATAAAGCTTAATGGTATTGGTGACGACTGGTATCATCATTGCTTGGTCAGTAATGGCGGCGTTACTGCTGTCCAGCGATGGGCGGGTAAATTTGAGACAAATTTTGCAGACCTTGCCGGCGCCGATGGTTATCACGATGCGGCAAGTGGCCGGACAACACATTTTGCAGGCCAGGTGATTTCATTTTACAATCATGTAATTCTGATGAACCCTAAAATTGCGAATGCTGCGAATAATCTGGTAGAGAATAACCAGCGGTTGCAATGGTCGGCTTCCGGCAAATTAGAATTATGGTCAGGTCAGACGGCGGGTAATACGAACCTGGTTGATACTGGCGGCTATAATATGTGGACGGCCCATCTGGGTAACCAGCTCATCTGTTATCAGAACAACTCGATTTATTCGCTTAATCATATTGGCGGGACATCTGTTTTTAGTGTCAGATTAGAGATGCCGGATTTGGGTTTGCTTGCTCCTCATTTGGTATATTCGAAGCGGAATGTTCATTATTTCCTCGGCAATGACTACAATCTATATCGGTATTACGGCGGGGCTAATACCGAGATTATTTCCAGAGGTATTCAAAGGTACATTGAACGTGACCTTGACACAGCTTATCAGGACAGATGCTGGATAGCAATGGGAGCTGAGAACTCGAGGCTCTGGCTGTTCATCGTTCCTAATAACAGCACTTACATTACCCAGGCTTACGGTATTGACATGGTTACGGGTAAGTGGATGAAGCGTGACTATCTTCACAAATGGCCTACAGGCGGCATTACCAGCATTGCTCTTGTTGGTGCCAGTACCTCGGAATCCGGTCAATCTTATGCTGAACTTTTGGCTACCGGTCAGACTTATGCTCAGTTGGTTACTGCCGGTACAACCTATCGCCAGCTTGTTCAGACTACTCTTGCTAAAGAACGATTAGCGTTAGGTGATAATGGCGGCAATGTTTATCAGTACGATAGCTCAGCTACCCAGGATGATAGTGTTGATATCCCAACAATTCATATCACAGAGGTTTTAGATGGCGGCGAGCCTGCCAAAAGTAAGCTCTGGCCTGGCCTTCACATAACAGCTAAAGGTACGAATATCACAGTAAGTTATCGAACAACGAGTTTTGAGACAACAGGGACAGGCTGGACTTCCTTGGGAACAACCGCTTTGACAAGTGAGTTTGCCGATTACTTTTTGGTAGTCAACGATACCAGTAAGAAGATTCAATTCAAATTTCATCATACCGCCGATGACTGGTCGGTGTCTAATTATGTTATTCAGGAACCTCAATTACAGGGAGATATATAAAATGGCTAATGATGGTATTAAGCTAAAAGGTTTTCTCAGAGTCCAGATAGTCGATAAAAAAACCAAAAGAGTCAAAGGTGATAGTGGCTGGATGCAGAACCAGATCACTAATTATGGTCTGGAGAGCTGCTTTGTAGGCGCTCCTATCGGCGCCGGTTCCGTCCAAGCTGCCGGTCTTATACTCGGCTCTGGTACAAACCCATCATCTACAACGGCTTCATTGCCAGGAAGTAATACAGACTATTATGCAGCGTTTGATTATTCGTCTGTTATTGGCAGTTTGACAGCCAGGGTAAGTGCTTCTTTTGATGGTACGCTTGGAGCTGGTACGTTTGCTAATATGGGCTTATTGGTGGCTTCGACAGGTTCCTTGCTTTGTGGCAAGACGTTTGCTTCTTCTGCTCTGGCTACCGACCAGGATATCAACGCCACATATGAAATTCGGTACACAACTTCATAATTAAGTTATGAAAATAAATTATTTAATTTAAGTCTTGACTGGTTATGGCAAAATATAATCAAGAACTATTCCAGAAAGCCGCGGGCATAAAGCTCGATATAGGGGCGGGCCTTTTTAAGCAAAAAGGTTTTATTGGTTTAGACATAATGAACCATCCAAACATTGATATTGTCCACGACATTCAGACGTTCCCCTGGCCGGTCCCTGATAATATCTGTTCTCAGATTTTAATGAGTCATATCTGGGAGCACATCGAGCCTAAATATCGGTTTGAGGTAATGGACGAACTATGGCGAATTTGCAGGTACGATGGCCAGCTTTTCATCTGCTGCCCGCACGCAGGCAGTTATCTGGAGTCTGCTCATCCGGCTCATTATATGTGCCCGAACGTGGGAACGTTCCAGTTCTTCGATCCTGATTTTCACTTCTGGCAGGCATGTTCATATAAGAAGCCGCTGCCTTGGAAGATTATTCGTAACGATGTAAATGTGACAGGTACTATTGAGGTCATTTTAGAGCCTCGAAAAGACAGTGAAGGTAAATCAATTATAAGTATAAACAACGAAGCAATGCCTGATGACGTAGTAAAAGTTATAACCAAAGACAAGGACCGGCAAGCGAATGCAGGAAAACCAGATAACAATAATCAAAAGCGGTAAGAAAGGCAATCCGAGGAACAGGATGCTTATTGTCACGCCCACTCTCGGCGTTGTTCGTATTGAATGGTCAATCCATCGTTATGGCCAGGCTACTCCGTGTAACTGGTCAGCCAGTTCAGCAACTCTCGGGATAGGTAACTACGTCCCTATGCACTACCTGGTAGCTGACGCCCAGAACCTCGGATGTGCAGAGGTGGTTAATAAGAACTTCGAATGGTTCTTGCTCTGGGAAGATGATGTTATTCCGCCGCTCGATGCATTTCTCAAATTGAACAGGTATATTTCCGATCCGAAAATTCCAGTAGTTAGCGGACTGTATTTCACAAAGGGAACATACTCGGAGCCTATCCTTTACCGCGGTCTGGGTAATAGCTGTTATAAGAACTTCAAAGTTGGCGATAAGGTCTGGGCTGACGGTGTTCCGACCGGCTTTTTGCTTATTCATTCATCCGTCATAAAGCTCATGTATAACGAGAGCGAGGAGTACACGGTTTGTGGCGGCTTGAAGGCTAAAAAAGTATTCGAGACGCCCGCCCAGGTCCATTTTCACCCAGATACTCAATCATACAGCTCATCTCAGGGTACGAGTGACTTGAATTGGTGTCACAGGGTTATCCGAGAGAATGTATTACATAGAGCAGGTTGGCCGAAGATTGGCAAAAAGAAGTATCCGTTTTTGTGCGATACAAATATATTCTGTAAGCATATAGATTTGAGCACAGGCAAACAATATCCGTAAGGAGATAATAATGGCAAACGAAATTTTAATTCAAGATGCAGCAGGTAGCAGTCTGAATCCTATTGTCTTTGGTGCAAATGCGAGCTTAGACCCTGCGGATGATGCAACAAACTTAACTGATGACATTGGGACGGATACTGTTGATGTTGAATGTGGTTTATCTGGTGTGGCCGATGGTTCCGCGGTGCAAAGTGCCAAAGCCGATTTAGGAGCTACCAGAGCGCCGTACTATAATGTTATGGCCTCAATAGACTTTACGGGTGAAACTCCTACGGATGGTGATGCTGTTGAATTTTACTGGGCACCGTCCACATCCGGCACAGCCGCCAATGGAAATGTCGCGGGAAACTCAGGTGGTGACGCCGCCTGTCCTGATGGGGCGTTAAACTCAATTACTTTGGCCGAGTTTGTGAAGCTCTGTATATTTATCGGCAACCTGCCTGTTCATGCAGACGGTGGCGTGCAAACTGGATTTGTAGGTACATTCTCACCGCCTACCCGTTACGGTCAGTTAATCGTCAAAAATGAATCTGGTGATGCGTTTGAAGCCGATGAAGTTGAATCTCATGTTGTCTTTATGCCAATGGTTTATGAAATACAATAATGTACACTCGCCATAACACACAAAAACCTGTTACTGGAATACCGTTAAGGCCAGACAGACATTGGTCAAAGGATGGTCTCTTCGGCTGCTGGCTGATGAACGAAGGCTCAGGCAATATGGTCAATGACTTGAGTGGGAATGGCGTTAGTGCTGTACTCACAAATTCGCCGACGTGGATAGCTGAAGGAATTAACTTTACGGGGACTTCTCATGCACTATTACCGGTCGGATTTGGAGATAAATTAAGCGGGGATTTTACACTAATAGCTGGGATAAGGATTAACAGTGTCGCTTCTTTCGGTACACTGTTTGATACGAGGGCGGGGTCAGGTAATGGAATTGATTTTTATTGGAATATTGCGCCGGGAGCCGGGTTCCATGCTGTTGTGGATACAGGCTCTGAGATACAACTTGAAGATACTACTGCAAGCACTGTTGGCGATTATGTAGTTGCTTTGACAAGAGTGGGTTCTGATATACGCCTATATGTAAATGGTAACCTTCAAGACAGCGACACTCTTGCGGGTACGGCCTCTGAATCCACCACACCTAAAATAGGGAATCAAGCCAATAACGGCGCTCCATTTGCTGCTATAGGGGACATGAAATGGTTTTATGCTTACGACCGAGGCTTATCCGCATCAGAGATAGCCTTACTCTATCGAGAGCCGTTCCGCATGTTCGAAAAGGGCGATAGAGTTCTCTTGCAGAGCGGGGCAGCGGCCGGGGTCACCCCGTATCAAGCATCTCCTAACGATGCTATCGGTCTGACTGAGGACGTCACGGCCAGAATCAGTCCTTTCAAAGCATCTCCTAACGATGCTATCGGTCTGACTGAGGACGTCACGGCCAGAATCAGTCCTCTCAAAGCATCTGTTTTTGATACTATCGGCCTGGCAGAAAGTGTCACGTCCCGGCTCAGTTTTTATAAAGCAGAGGTCTTTGACTCTATTGGTTTGACCGAAGATGTTACAGCTCAGAAAATTATTAGTTTACTTGAAGCTATTGTCTATGACAGTATCGGTCTGGCTGATAACGCCGATGCCCGCATTACACCATTAAAAGCAGATGTCTTTGATAGTATCAATCTTGTGGACAATGCCGCAATACCATTAGGAACACTTGAAGCTATTGTCTTTGATACGATTGCCATGACAGATGCCCCGACCTCTGAGGTTTTAACGTTTCTCCAGAATATTATATCGGGTGAAATAGAGCAGTTTCCTCAGTTCCGAGGTAATATTCAGGCGTGGAATGTTGAGATAGCGAAGTATGTAGAAAAGCATTTACGGCAGTTGAAACAGGATATTGAGACGCTTTATGAGAAGGTGGACTAATGAAAGTACTTATTTGTAAAAACAATCATACGGAACTTTTGAGGCCATTAGCAGAAAAGTGGCTTGCAGAATCTAATGCCAGTTCGTTTGGATTAAAGGCTGATGTAGAGCAACACTTGAAAGATATGCTTAATAATATGGTTTATCAAGATGGCAATGATTTACTTATACTCCAGAATGACAAAGATGAAGTTGTCGGCTACATGGGCCTTTCTACTTTCAAAAGCCCTATATCCGACCAGCTCATAGCAAACGAACATAATTATTACGTTCGTCCGGAGTCTCGTGGAGCTGGCGGCTTGCGATTACTGATAGAGGCCAGGAAATGGGCTAAAGGACAGGGATGTTCACATCTCATTATGAACGCTTCCAATCTGGCCAGTGATTTACATGATAAAGTGTGTACTCTTTATCAGAAAATGAATATGAAACATTTCGAATCGAGTTATATAAGCGAAGTCTGAGATTTTTTGTGATGATTGAGAAATTTCATATGTTCACAGTGATTTGCAAACAATTGCAGATTTTCTATGCGATTGTCTGCTTTGTTTTGGTTTATGTGATGTACAACTTCTTCTTTTTTCAAATAACGACCAAGATGTTTTTCCATAACAAGCCGATGTTCTTTAACATAAAATCGCATTATGGTATTAGGATGATCAGGACAGTAAATGAGAATATAGCCTTTATGTGTTCGCCTTCCACCTTTCCAGTTCGAAGCTTTGACCCCTCTTTTCCCTTTGTGCGATTCAGACAACTTTCGGCGATGCTCCTTGCTTATAGGTACGTTATTTTGACATGGCTTAGAACAATATTTACGGCTTGCGTGAATATAAGAATTAAAATTATGTCCACATGCAGGACATTTCTTAGTAATATATTTAGTAGCATCTTTGACTCTTTTATAAACTCCAGACGGCATTTTTATCTCCTTATAGGCTTTATTTGGAATTATACAGTACGTAGTACTATTTAGCAATAAAGAAATAAAATATATCTCAAAGAAAGCGAGGTGTATCATCGGGTGCTTCGATAGTGGTGGCAGCAAACAAACATCTACAAGTAAAACGGCGAAACAAACGGCGACCTTGGATAAGGCTGTCGATCTTTACGGCCAGACATTAGGCCAGAACAAAGTTTATCCTGGCGAAACAGTAGCTCCGTTCGCTCCGCTCCAGACAGGGGCTATTGCCGGTGCTGGTAATTTCGCCAATATTTATACCGACCCTCAGAATGTTGGACAACCTCTTAACGCTGAGACTGGAGCGGCTACCCGGGGCATTCTTTCAGGGCAGACAGGCGCTACTCCATTATCTGATACGGATATTAATCAGTTCATCGATCGGGGAATCAGGGACCCTGCATACGCACAGTTCGAACGGGACAAACCGTTAATCGATGAGGCGTTTGCGGGGCCTGGGTTCTTTGGCTCAGGCCGGAGTAACGCTATTCTGGATGAGGCCAGAAGGGTACGGGAAGGCGTTAACGAGAGAAGTGAAGCGTTCCGGATCGGTCAGCTCCAGCGGAATCAGGATATTGCAGAGGCCAAAGCAGGCCGAACGCTGTCAGGGTTATCAGAAGGCCGGGCGTTTGGCAGCGAGCCGGCTAAGTTAGCAATGCAGAACCTTGAGATAGCAGCCAGTCAGGTACAGGGCCTTAAAGACTTGTTCGGGTTCGGAACGGCAGAACAGACACAGGAACAAACTGAGTTGCAGGGAGAACTTGCCAAGTGGATGGATGAGAACGAAATAACCGACCCGGAGAACTTGTCTATATTGCTATCACTGCTTGGAATTGGTTCACAGGTGAGTATAGGTAGTAGTTCGGGGCCGGGACTTGGTTATACTTTTGCAAGTAACGCCGCGGGTCAAGGTGGGCAGAATTTTGGTAGTAAGCTTATTCCCGCTTAAAAGGAGTAATACACATGGCTGTTTTAGAAAATATTTTTCAGGGAGTTGGTAACGCCGCAAAAGGTGTAGCTGATTTCACATTCGGTCCAGGCCGACAAACCCAACTTGCTGAGAGCTTTGCTATTATGAAGGGCGATTTTTCACGGGAGGCTAAAGAGGCCGCTGCCCAGAAGATACTCCAGACGGTAAATCCTGCGGTGTATGACAAACTCAAAGCCGCCGATCAGAACGCCTTTCGTCCATCCGATGGAGATGTACTCAGTCCCAAACAGCAGAAAAAGGCCGCTAAGATAAAGAGCGGCATTAAGCCAAGTGCCGATACTGTAGTTAGGGCAAAATCGAGGGCGGCGAGCCAAAAACAGGGTACTACTTTCGATAAGCTGGATGCCCGGACGAAGAACAGGAAGTCGGCACAGGCTTTCTTTGACGCCGCTACAGACGAGGAAGGGAACTTTCTCAATCCCAAAGACGAGGAACGTTATAACAAGGCCATTACGGAGCTGGACCCAGAAGAAACGCCTGTAAATCAGAAGCCGACAACTAACATTGGTAAAAGGGCGGCAGAGAGAGACCGAGCAGCCGCTTTTGTTGGACCACCGGCTCCTGGACCCGGACCAGCTCCATTTCGCGGGCCCGGTAATCGTGCAGATCAGGAAGGCAATTTCCAGCCTCCGGAAGTTTCTCGTCAATTTCAGGAACAAGTCCAACAGGACCCACGGTTCGCCGATTTCTTTTCTGGCGGTACCAACCCGTTCGAAGTCAATTTGGAAAGTACAACTCCAAAATCATTTAGTGACCTCGGCATGACCTCGGCAGCCGACCAGGAGGAATTTACCCAGCTCCAGAAGGCACTACCGGACATGGACCTTCGACAAGAGGTTAATAAGAGCCCGGCAGAATACAAAAAGCTCTTTGACGCTATTCGTAAGGGTAGGATAACCAATAAGCGAGCGGTTGAGCTCATTAAGGAAAGTCTGGGGCAATAATGGGCGTATTAGGTGACTTGTTAGACGAGGAACTCGGTCAGAAGAAACAGGCTTCATCTCTTGGCAGTTTGGTCGATAGGGAGTTGGCTTCATCCCAGAGTGATTTCGTAGGGCCTCCAGTCCCGAAAAAGCTCGGAACACTTATCGATGCTGAGCTGGCCGGTGATACGGATGCGGTTAAACAGACCAAGGTAGCCGCGTTACCCCCGCCGTTTGTAGCTGAGCCGCCTGGAGTTGGCATACCGGAGATAGCTGACCCGCAAGGCTTACCTACTCCCAAAGTACCAGGTAAGCCCGGTATTGGTTTCAAAGAATCATTAAAAGAGGAAGTCACTACACCGGCTAAAGGTGCTCAGTTTGTCCCTGGCGTTGGTGGTGTTGTCGGAGCTGCTGAACAATTATTGTATCTTGACGCTGCTAACAGGCTCAGAAGTGACTATGATTACACAAAACCAATTCGTCCGGAAGAAATAAGAGCTGGAGCGATTGGTTCTGTGCCAGCAAGGTTCACTACAAAAGAGGCTGATGTTGGACTTATTGAGGATTTACTTGTTCGTACACAGGAACAACAGGAGCGAGGGCATACTTTCGGTGGTCAAGTAGCTAAGGGCCTCTTAAACCTACCGACCTGGATGGCTGAATTCGCTATGACTGGCGGCTTTGCCAATCTGGGTAGCGCTGCTGCGAAGAACGCCGGTGAGAAGCTGCTCAAGAGTTGGGCTAAAACTTCGGCAGGCAAAACAGCATTGAAAGCCGCGGGATGGACCGGTGGCGCCATAACAAGGGCTACTCTGGGATTAGCCCCCAGAATAGCTGAAAAAGCGGGACAAAGGCAGGTTCAGGCTCAGATCCTTGGCGCCGACCAGGAAGGCTGGGCTACATCTTTCGCTAAAGCGTGGGGTGATATCGTGATTGAGTCGGCTTCTGAGACGGCTGGCGATGCCCTTACCGGCATACCAATAAAGGTTCTGAATGAGACAAAGTTCGGTCGGAAATTCGTGGATAGCCTACGAAAAGGTTGGATGGCGGCCACTGGCGGGAAAGCCGGTGATTTTGCCAGAGAAATGCTAACTGCTGGCGGTTACTCCAATATCATCGGTGAGTATGGTGAGGAGCGTCTGGGGAACCTTCTCAGGGCATTGACTGATGTGGATGACTTCGGAGCTGGCAAAGATGCGAATGTAATTGATAGACTCAAAGCTGCTGTTAAACAGGACTTAAAACCTAAGAACATAGCCGTTGAATTGACTGTTTTGGCCGCTCCTATGGCCGGGCAGGTAGCTATTGGAACAATTGGCCCAGCCGAAACTGGTGGAAAAGAGCAAAAAGCTCCTGAGAAGCCATCAGAGCCACGAACTCCGGAACCTGTGGCCGATAGGACTCAGGAGGCCCCTGAAACACAGCCAGCGAGCCAGACGGCACAGGAAACAGTACGGAGTGAGACCACCGAGCAGGACGTTAGCGGCTTTCTGAGGTCTGTTAGGGGCGAAGGTGCTGTAGAGGCCAAGAACAGGGTCAAGGCCTCCGAGAATAGCGGGGAGATTTACGACCGCGTAAAGGCCATTGGTTACAGCAAATGGAAGCAAATGACCGATGAGCAAAAGGTCGATAAGATAAACCAGATTATCGATGAAGTTACCCCAGAGGCCTCAGGAGAGGGGAAATTGCCTCCACATCTACAAATAATCGCCGATAGAGCAAAGGCCATTGAAAAACAAAAAGGCTTTACGATTGAAGATGTAACACCGGAAGGGTTCGGCCCAAGTGAAACAACAGAGCCTATTCCAAGAGAACCACATTTAACTACCGAACAAATGCGCCTTATTGATTCAATAAATGAGGGAAAAACAATATTAAAAGGCAAAATATCTGGAGATAAACGGGTGGCTGTTGAGCGTTCAATAGCAAACTCAGAAAAGAAATTAAAAGAATTGACACAGCAACTCACCCCCACCCCAGAGGCCGCAGAGAAACAGCCGTGGGAAATGACGAGAAGAGAAATAGCCGACAAAATAGGCTACAAAGGCGGGCTAAAGTTGTCGGATGTAAATAGGGCAATTCATAGAGACGTAGAAGAAAGCAATCGTTTACAAAAAGAGGTAAATAAAGAAGTTAAAAAGCGTGAAAAACAGGGTATGGACAGGGAAGATGCTTGGGAAGAAGTGAAGAAAATGGATATATGGCGAGAATTTACTACGCCTACACCAGACTTAAACCAGATACAAAACCATTCATTACATATAAGAAAAGCATTAGAGCAAGGCAAGCCCGTCCCCCCCGAAGTATTAGCAGAATATCCAGACTTGAAACCCTCTAAAGTTTCCAAAAAAGCTGCAAAGAAAAGAATATCCGCAAAGGAAGAATTTAAGGTCGGAGATGTCATAAATACAAAAGGCCAATCCAATATGGCCGACCCTATAACAATAAGGGCGATAGAAAAAAATTCCATAAAATTCACTGATGCTGAAGGTGTTGACTATGCAGGGTTCTCTCGTTCAACTTTAAGACGTTTAATTCAAGGCGATGCTTGGGAAAAAGCTAAACCCGATTCACTTGTCAAAGAATCTGCTAAACCTATAACAGAAGAAGGGGGGAAAGGGAAGGGGGAAATACCTCTTAATCTAAGAACGGACGCTTTCAATCGCACATTAGACTTAATTGATAAGGGTGGCAACAAACGAGATATTGTAACACAAATTGAAGCATCACAAAACCGGCTTGATTCAGAGCAAAAAGAGTTTTTATATAAATATGCAAATATTCAGCCTACAGTAGAGACTAAAGCAAAGGAGAAAGCAAAGCCTACAAAGAGGATAATCACAAAAGATGCTTATGAAAAGGCTAAAAAACGATTAACCGACCGCAACAAGCTAAATATCGGCGTGGACCCGCAAGGCATGGCTGACCTATTTACTGTAGGCGCTTATCATTTCGAGAGCGGCATCCGGACATTCGCGGCATGGTCCAGGAAAATGGTAGAGAGCTTGGGTAATTGGGTAGAGCCTCATTTAGAGTCGGCGTGGCCGCTTATCCAAAGTATGTTTGAGCAAGGTAAGACGGCTAAAGAAGTTGCTGAGCAAACTGTAACTAAAGAGAAAAAAGTAACACAGCCGATATCCACAGCCAATACTGCCAAGGAAGTCGATACCGCGACAAAGGAGCTTCTGGAAGAAACATCGGCCAGGCAAGCGGACTTAGCTGATGACAGAGAAGCTCTGGGCCTGGAGGCAATGCCGTCAACAGAACGTAAGTCATGGCAAAAGTCACTACAGAACGCCAAAGACCAGAATATTCAGGACAGAGCCTTGCGATTAGCTACTGAGATAAACGTATCGGCCAGAGCTTTGAATGACGAAGAAACGGCGGGCCTTGTTATCAGGGCCACTGAGCTAAAAGTTGAGCATCGAAAAGCTATCCGGAAGATAAAGGACACAACCGACCAGGCTGATATTATGATACAATCGGCTGAAATTGGCCGGATAGAGTCGGAGTTTAACGCTATTACAAGGGCATTGCATATATCCGGTACAGAGAAGGGCAGAGCGTTGGTATCTCAGAAGCTCACTATCGACCGTAACTTCGACCTGATATCGGTTAAGGCCAGAGCAAAAGCGGCTAAAGGTAAGGAATTGTCGGCAAAAGAGTCGGCTGATTTTAAGGAGTTAACTGAAAAACTTGACAAAGCTACTGAGAAAATTGATGATATGCAGCGAGAAATAGATGAGCTTAATGCAACTCGATTTGTTAGAAAAGGCGGCTTGAAGCAATTCGGTAGAATGACGGCACAACAGAAAAATCTTCGGCTTGACGGGATAAAGAACAGAATGAGCACCTTACTTGAAAAAGGATGTTACTAATGGCTAAGGTTGACTGCTCAGAATTATCGAAACTCATAACTGAAATGGCGATGATCCATTCGTCCGATCCAAATATTAAGAACCTGGACGATGTTCTCTCTCGTATTCAGAAAGATTTTCCATTATTAAAACGGGAAGATTTGGTTGATGCTATTGTAGAGACTACTACCGGCCAATCAGCTAAATCGGACGAACTTACTAAGAAGCTCATGGCAATTCGCCAGGAAGCTCGAACCGAAAAGGGGCTAAAGCAGAAAATATCTGAATTGGAGCAATTTCTTGAAACCGGCGAATTCCCAAAATCAGTCAGAAAAAAGAAAAAAGCTCCGGACGCAATCGAGCATCTCAGAGAAATACGAGACGGCTTAAAGAAACAGCTAAATCGTTCTGAAGGCGCTCAGGCCGAACGTATTAAAAAAAGTATTGCTACTCTGGAAGAACGTATTGCCTCTGGTGATATTCTACCTAAGACCAGAGTTAAACCGGCAGAGACAAAACAGTTGGAACGATTGGATTTTGAGAAGAAGAAGCTTCAGAACCAAATCCGCAACAAAATCCAGATGATGAAACCGAAGTCTATCTGGGAGAAAATAGCTGAGCCGTGGAATATGTTCCGAGCCTTAATGACAGGTGGTGAATTTAGTTTGGTACTCAGACAAGGGGGATGGACGGCGGTATCAAGGCCGGGCGTCGCTATCAAATCAATTCCAGGCATGTTTAAGGCATTTGGTAACGAGCAGGCTGCCGACAAAATTAATACCGACCTTAATAACAGGCCGAACGCTCCTTTGTATGCTAAGGCAGGAATTCATATCAGCCCTGTCGATGGCTCTGCAAAATTAACAAAGCTCGAAGAAGTTTATATGTCACATTGGATTGAGAATATTCCGATTATCAGGAATTTCCAGAGAGCGGGCATTACGTTTCTAAATCTTCTCAGGGCCAACTCCTTTGATGTTCTCAATCGAACCTTGCCAGTTGATAAGAACGGTATTGCTAATATAGATGAACTCAAAGCTATAGGTAATTATATCAATGTCAATACAGGCAGGGGCAATCTCGGTGCGCTCGAGAGAGCGGCAGTTGGCCTTAATACTGTTTTCTTCGCTCCTCGTTACGTTGTCAGCCGGTTCCAACTCTTACTCGGTCAACCGTTATGGCAGGGAACAAAAAACACTCGGAAAATAATCGGCGGTGAGTATGCCAGAGCATTAGTTGGTATTTTCGCAGTAATGCTTCTCGGCAAAATGGTCGGTGGCGATATCGAAGAGGACCCGCGTTCTGCTGACTTCGGAAAAATACGATTCGGTAAGACAAGAGTTGACCCATTATTCGGACTATCTCAAACGGCGGTAGTCTTATCCAGAATAGCATTAGGTAAAACAAAGACTTCCAAAGGCGAGCTTAAACCGCTGCGAGGTAAAGACGTTCCTTTTGGTAGTAGCGACACTTTTGATGTTGGGGCCAGATTTCTGAGAACTAAGTTTTCACCAATGCTCAGTACTGTTGTTGATTTTCTGGCAGGCGAGAATGTAGTTGGTGAGGAAGTTAATCTCAAAAATGTCGGGCCTCGATTAGTCGTACCATTAGCATATCGTGATATTTATGAAGCATTCCTTGACCAGGACGTGGCCCCAGCAATGGCAATGTCGCTACTTGTTATGTTTGGCGTTGGACTTCAGACTTATGGCAAGCCACTGGATACATGGACGAGAAAAGAGCTTCTGAACGGAATTAAAGCGAATACTTACAGAGAGACTCAATTTCCCAGGAGTAAGGGGATTATTAAAGGCCGTCCGCATAAAGGTAAAAAGCAGCTTGTTAATGCTATGAAAGAACAGCTAAAGGAAAAATCCAAATGAGCGAAGTCACCAAAGAAGATGTCAACCAGGTCCATAAACGTATTGATGATTTAGTAGAAGTCACTACTTTAATCAGGATAAGTGTTACTAAAATTGAAATGGCAATTCCTAAACCGATTAAGTTACCTGCAAGGCCCTGTCACTTCTTCGAAGAGCATGTTCAGGAGCACAAAGACAACGTTAAAACGTGGAAAGATACTGTTATAAAAAACACGGTTGATGTGTTGAAACTTGGAATTGTGGCACTAATCACTTATTATCTTGCTACTCGATAAGAAAAATATTGCGACATAAATCACTTCCCGCACTACACTTAAGTAAAACAGCAAGATAGTTACTAAAAAATATCTTGTATTTACTAAAGTCTGTTTAGTACAATTTCGATAGTAATAACTGATAATTTAATAAAGGAACCTGACGAAAATGAAAACTACCTTATTAATTCAACCAAGCCAAAGACCGCCTGAGGCGTGTTCTCACCTTTCGTCAGGTTCCCACGCCTTAGGTCGGTTTATTCCTTTAACTCAAGGCAAGCACGCCATTGTCGATGCCGAAGATTATAAACGAATTAATCAATGGAAATGGTACGCTCTTAAAAATGGAAATAATTTTTATGCTGTTCGCAATATTGGTAAGCACCCACACCAAATTATGATTCGTATGCACAGAGAAGTTCTTGGATTAAAGCTAAACGATGGCAAACAAGCAGACCATCGAGATGGAAATGGCCTTGATAATAGAAGGTTTAATTTAAGATTATGTACTCACTCACAAAATCAACATAACCAACATTCAATCAGAGGTATCTCGAAATACAAAGGGGTATCATGGATTAAAAAAGATAAGAAGTGGAAAACAAAAATTCAATTTGAACAAAAAAGCATAGCTATTGGCCGGTTTGATTCTGAGATTGAAGCAGCCAAAGCCTATGATAAAAAAGCAAAAGAATTGTTTGGGGAATTTGCTTGTACCAATTTTAGAAAGGAGAAACAAATGGACGCTTACAACTGTCCCAACTGCGAAGAACAAGACACTACGCAAGTGACGTGCCCGTCATGTGATAAGCATTTTTGCGAGGAATGCGAAGAAGATAATTTCAAATTTTGTCACATCTGTGATAAAAAAGTTTGCACGAATTGTTATACCGAGCATGAGGTCAATGGTGTCAGGACTTGTGATACTTGTTTTGATAAGTTGATAGTTATTAAATCGAATTATGATGTGCTGACGTTGGAGATTAATGCTGTGATTGAAAAGATAACCGATGTCCAGCTGGAAGATGCGGCATTTATGTTAGGCACATTTTGCGGCACGTTGAAAGGTCTCAAAAACAGATTTGGGTTTTAAGTATAAATACGAAAGGGGAAACAATGAATGATTTTAATGAACATTTTAACAGTAACGGTCTTAGTCCGGAACCGACTCCGCAAGACACCTTACGGGAAGTTGGCAACGAGAACATCGATGCTCTTTTCTCCAACTCCGGCGACGTTATGGGCCAGATGGAGGAGCTGGTAGAAAGAATTGCCATCGAGGACGACGCAATCAAAGAGCTTGAGAAGGAGTTCAAGGCCCGCAAAGAGATACTCAACAATTGCAAAACCCAGATGTACCATTTACTGATAAACAATAACTGTGCCAACGGTCATAAATTCGATAACGGCATTCTCATCAAACCGAAAGTTAAAACGAGGATATTCAAGGCGGCCGGTGTTGATGATGATATGCTGTTCCTCTGGTTGAGAGGTCACGGACTCGGTGATATTATCAAAGAGGTTGTCTATCACCAGACCCTTACCGCTACGATGAAAGAGCAAATTGAGCTTGGCGAGAAACTCGATACTGACATCTTCGCTAAGTCAGATGAGTACACAACAGCGTTTTCCGGGAATGGTAAGGCTAAGTTTCTAAAGGCCAGGAAGGGGGAATGATGGACTCTGATTATGCTGATTCGATGGAATGCATAGAAGCAATTTGCGACTTATGCGGAGAACCAGCCAGTGAATGCGAATGTGGTTCAATGGACCCTAATTGTTATTAACCAGAAAGAAGGAACCTAAAATGCAAATAATATCACTAACAGCAGAAAGGGGAACATAAAATGACAACTGAAATAGTAGTATTTGATGAAGTAGCCAAAACTATAGCGGAGTGGAAAGTTGAAAACGAGAAGCTGGTCTTTGAATACGATACTCCAAAAGGCGAAAAAGCTGCTCGAAGTCACATTGCACAACTCCGTAGAGTTAAGACTAAGGTAAGCGAAATTCACAAGAACGCAAAGGCCGAAGCTTTGGCTTTTGGTCGGCGATTGGATGCTAAGAAGAACGAATACAATGGCCAGGTCGATGAAATGATTAAAGTTCACAAAGACCCTCTGGACGCTATAGAAGCTGAAAAGGAAAAAATAAAGGCTGCCGAAAAAGCAAAGGCGGCGGCTGCCGAAGCTAAGAGACTCGCAGATATTGAGGCAAGGGAAGTAGCAATCAAAGCTGCCGAGGAGAAACTTGCTAAAGAAAAAGCTAAAGCTGAACAAAAAGAAAGAGAAAGGCAGATAGCTGCCGAAGCTGCTGAAAATGCCAGGCAAAAAGCTGAAGAAAAGGCGGATGCTGAAGCTGTAAGAGTTAAGGCCGAAGCCAAAGCAAGAGCTGAGGCCGAAGCAAAAGCTTTGAGGGATGCTGCTGAAGCAAAAATAGCTGAAGCCAAAGCAAAAGCTGAGGCTGAAATTGCAGCCAGAGAAAAAGCTATTCGAGAAGCTGAGGAAAAGGTTGCCAGAGAAAAGGCTGAAGCCGAACGTATTGAAAGAGAGAAACAAATAGCTGCCGAAGCCGCCGAGAAAGCTAAGATTGAAGCTGAGGCAAAGGCAAAGGCTGAAGCTGAGGCTAAAGAGCTTGCTGAGAAGAAACGCAAAGAGGCTGAAGAAGCTGCTGAAGCAAAACGTATTGCTAATAAAAAACGTCGAAATAAAATCGAGGACGAAGCACATAAAGGCTTGACAGGCACTGGTCACCTTGACAACGTGGAAGCAACAAAGGTCTTAGAAGCAATTAAAGAAAATAAAATCCCACACGTTTCTATTGACTATAGCTGAACCTGCCAGCTCTTAAATCGCAGGACTAAATACTAAGTATCAATATATCTAAGTACAGGAGAACAAGAACAATGGCTAAGAAAAATGCAAATGCAAACACAAACGTTCCGGTCGAAGTAACTGAGCCGGAGGAACCGAAAGTAGAAACGCCAATTGAAGAACCGCCAACAACGGAAGAAGTCAATACCGCTCTGGCAAAGGCTGAGGAGGAGGAAACAACAATAGTAGCGCCGTCCGAGCAAGCTGACGCTTTGTTCGGTGACGAACAAGACATTCCAATCGGAGCTTTACCGCCACAGATTACAATCAAGAAGGATGATGGTAAGTTCAATGTCGGCGGTATCCCGGAAGATGAGCTTATTGGGCATATCCTGTTCATTCAACCGCACAACGTTTACTATGAAGGCAAGTATGACCCATCAGATCCGTCACCGCCGATATGTACCTCAGCGAACGCCATCAAGTCTGACGGCGGTACTGAGCCTCAATCGGAGTTTTGTGCAGGTTGTAAGCAGAATGTACACGATAAGGACCTCGGTTGCCGGCCATGCAAGAATCGTGTTCTGATTTATTTCCTGCGTGATAAGGACGCCTTCCCCTCTATCATTGACCTGGCGGCAACAAACCTTTCCAAGAAAGCTGGCGAACGGCGTATTATGACCTTCCCGGCCAGTGGCCAGAACATGAGCTTTGCCGCTGGTATGGGTAAGCACTTCCAGCTCGTTAAGGTCAAGCTCACACTTAATACCGTCACGTTCGGTAACGGTTCGGCCAGTACGCTCGAAGTCGAGTGCCTGGAGTGCGTTAAGGATATGAAGCAAGCCAAGATTATTGCCCGGATAACAGACGGTGTGAAGCAAGAGTACAATAAGATCGCCGAGGCACTTGCCCAGAACGCTATGAGCGACGGCGACGGCATGGCGCCTTCGGATGAGTGTCCTATCTAAGAGTTGTTTCCCTATTTCAGCAGGGGCCTCGAACCCGTGTGAGGCCGAGGCTCCTGTATTGATTAACCTCGTGAGCGGAGAAAAAAAGAGAGGAATACGAAATGAAGAACTTAAAAGAAATGAGCTATGATGAGTTGAAACACAAAAGGGACTTGATTGTGAACGCTAAGGCGTTTAGTATCTGCGATATTGACCGCAGAGGGTTCCAACAAACAATCAAGGGTATTGAAAAGGAAATGTATCGCAGGGAAATAGGCAAATCAAGGGTATTAGCGGCAATAACCGGAGTTTTAGTGTTGTTTAGTATCTGTGTCTCAAGCTGTCAAACTGTTAAAGGCGTTGCTGGTGATGCAGGATGGATATTAACCACAGCCTCAGACAACATTGTTATACAAGACAAGTAGCGTGCTCCGCACGCAGTATGGGTAGGTGACTGGTAAGGGGATGGATCGAAGATAACAAAGGGCATGAAGCCCGCCAGTTGCCTTTTTTGGAAAGAAGGAATCATGGCAATCATAAGACAAAGCCAATTCAATGAATCAGGTAAAGCAGTGCCTAAACCTGAACCAGAAATTGATGATAGAGAGTTATTAACTGATTTATTGTCTCTTTCAAGCGGCTTATCTCAATGGGAAGTTGATTTTATTGATAACTTAGATCATTGGGCAGGTGAATTCACTGAATTGCAATCCAAAAAGCTCCAAGAAATTTGGGAGAAACACTTAGGATGAAACTATTCAAACACCAGAACGCAGCATTAGCCAGGGCAAGAGAAGGGAACCTTGCCCTGTTCCATGATTGCGGTACCGGAAAAACGGTAACAGCTCTCAATCTTATCAGGCACTGGAAAGCCAAAGGCGAAGGACCGGCCTTAGTAGTCTGTCCTCTATCCATCATTGAAGCCGCCTGGAAAGAAGATTGTAAACGCTTTATACCAGAGTTGTCTATCGTATCACTTTGGGCCAAGGACCCGCATACACGATACAAACGACTTGCCCAGGATAAGGATATTTACGTTTGTAACTTTGAGACATTCAAATCATTATATCCAGCTATCTGTAAGAAGGATTTTAAGGTCCTGATTATCGATGAGTCTTCAAAGATGAAGAATCCCAAGAGCCAGATTACCCAGGCGATACTATCTCTGGCAGGAATCCCGTTCAGAAGGTCAAAATATAAAACAACCAATAAGCCTGTCCCGCACAGATACGTTCTGTCAGGTACGCCGGCACCTAACGATGAAAGTGAGTATTGGGCACAAATCAAAATGATTACAGGCCCCGGAAACGGTTGTTTCCACGATAATTACTACGCTTTCCGGTCTAAGTATTTCACTTCTATCCCTCTGGGCTTGACTGGCCAGAAGATGTTTAAGTTTCACAGGGCAATGCAAGGGGAGTTTATGGAAGCGATGAGGCCGGTAACACATATCGTTTCGAAAGAGGACGCTCTGGACTTGCCGGAACAGACGCACTTGGTTCGTAAAGTGTTTTTATCGAAAGAAGAACGCAAAGCCTATGATACTATGAAGAATGATCTTGTTCTGAGATTTAAGGATGAAATGGTATTATCCCAAACAGCACTCACTGAGGCTATGAAACTCAGGCAGTTGACCAGTGGGTTTGTTTATGGCGAGAATGAGACGTACCGAATAGGTAAAAGCAAATTCACAGAGCTTGACGGACTCCTGGAAGAGATTGGAGACCACCAAGTTATTATTTGGGCCAACTTCCGAGAAGAAATACAGATATTACATAAACGGTTGAACGCCAAATTTAACAAAGACAGGGACGAGGTAATTAAGAATTTCAAAGAAGGTGATACCAAATACCTCATTGCTAACCCTGCCAGTGCCGCCCACGGCCTTACCTTCACCAACTGCAGGTACGCCGTTTATTTCTCCCTGAACTACTCTTATGAGCTTCAGAAACAATCCCAGGACCGTATCCACCGGATCGGCCAGGAACACAGTACAACATATTACTATCTCCTCGCCGATAAGACAGTTGACGAGATGATATACAAAACTCTCCAGCGTAAAGGGGACATCAGTAAATTGGTTTTAGATTATTTGAAAAAGGGGAAATGAACAAACGAAGCAATTGCATGGTTTGTTTAATAAAGAAAGTGAGTAAGTGACATGAAGCCATTGGTTTTAACCAAAGAAAACGTCCTTGCTACTATGGAAGGCCGTAAGACTATGACGAGAAGGATAATCAAGCCTCTCAAGCTCCATGAAGATTACGGTGAGCCTAATATGGATAAGGCGTGGATTGACCATAGTTACGATAGACTTGGTAGTTGTTGTTTGAAAGTCCCGTATGGAACGGTCGATAAGACTACTTGGCGGCATTGGCCTAAGCATAATGTCGGGGACGAAGTTTACGTTGCTGAGGGGTATCAGATAACCCGAAGATTATCCGACCACCATCGAGCGAATTTGTACGAAGTAAAGTATATGACCGATAATCAAATAGTGCCGATACAATTAACACTTACGGAGGCTGTTAAACTACGAAACCGCAAATACCCCTACCGCCCCACATCAGGCCGCTTCTTCTACAAGAGCCTTGCCCGAACCTTTGGGAAGATTACAGAGGTTAAGGCTGAACGGATAAAAGAAATATCTCCAGAAGATGCTATTGATGAGGGTATTTTAGTAAGAAATTCAGGCACAGAACAGTTTCCACAATTTGAATATTGCGGTTTTGATGATTTTTGGACAACAAATCCGGTAGAAGCATTTCTTAGAGAATGGGTCTGCATACATAGCCAAGAATCTCTTGAAAGAAACGATCCGGTATTTGCGTACAGATGGGATTTGATAAATGCAAATTAAGTTGTGTGATTGGGTACATAAGCAGACAAATGAGGCGGCTATTACTGGGGAAGTACACATCCGCGACGGCCAAAAGATACCTGTTTGGATGCTGTTCCGGTGTCTGTATTGTGGTGAATACTTTGCTCAGGCTGGAGCAGAGGAACATTTTGGCAAAACTCGCCTCGAATATAATGAAGATGCGAAAGCAGAGCAAGTAATTGAGATTATGATGGGAGTTGATAAGGAGTAAATGATTATGGCTATTGAATGTTGTTATACTTGTATGAATTATCGTGATGCAATTTGTCAAGTTTCAGACCGGCACGATGATGAAGACCCAAACACTTTTAAGTGCGAAATGTATGATGAAGATGTAGAGGAAACTTCGATATTCAAGGAGTAAATGATTATGGACTCAGAACTAAGTTACGAAGAAAGAGCCGAAAACATTTTACCCAACTGGTCATATTGGGGGGAAGGCGTTGTTTTAATAAAAAAAGAAAATTGGTATAAATCACAGAAGAAAATCATAGCAATTTTGAAGCAACTCCGAAAAGCTAAAAACGAGAGGAGTAGATAATATGACTGTACGAGAAATAATAACTAAATACCTCAAAGACAATGGCTATGATGGTTTATGTTGTGAAGATTGCGGCTGTGAGGTCGAAGATTTAGCCCCGTGTTGTATAGGGGAAAATTTCATAGATTGCAGGCCGGGCTACAAAGTCCCTTGCGACCCTGCCACCTGCCCGGCTGACGGAGATTGTGGCTGGCACATAGCTACAAAAAAGGAGTAAACAAAATGTTCGACTTAAAGAAATTCCTCGCCATGAGTGAGGATGAGCAAAGAATGAGTGAGGATGAGCATAGAAAGGCCGTAGCAGAATATTTGCCTAAAGAAATTAAAATGATATGCAATCAATCTCTTGCCGACCTCGCCTTCAGGCTACAAATGGAAAACAAAAAGAATCCCCGATACTTTGATTGTCTGACGGCCATCTGGAAGCTTCGGTTAAAAGGCGATTGCGTGCCATCATTTATTACATGGCTTGCGTATGACATAGCCCCAATAGACCGGATAGCCGCCGCCCTCGAAGCTATGAAAGGAAAAAAGAAATGGGTTACGAAGTAACAAGTGGGTATTGTCCAAAGTGCGGCAGTCCAGTTGAGTATGATGAAGAAACTCAAACGGCAAGGTGTGTTAGTTGTGATTGGCGGCAAGAGCCAAATAGAAGTTAGGAGCAGAAATGAACGAAGAAAAACTAAAACAAATCGAAGCGTTGCTGGAAAAGGCTAAACCTTTCGAGCTAATTCCTGGTACGGTTATTTTAGAAGCTGAAATATACCATCAAATAGTCGCCCTGCTCAAGCCGGAGCAATGCCCTGAGAGCCAAGAGCCAGAGAAGCCGGAGCCGCGGCACTTGAAGTTATGAAGGGAGAGAAGAAATGAACGTGGAAATTATTGAAGAATCTTGCATAACCTGTGGGATATCGTTTTGGATAACAGTTAAGCATCAGAAAGTGTTACGCAATAGCCACGAAGGCTATTATTGCCCAAGCGGTCACAAACAATACTACTCAGGTGAAACAGACGCAGAGAAGTACAAGCGACAACTGAGCCAATGTCAGTCAGAAGTGAGTCGCCTTGAGTTTCGCAACGACCGTTTGTTTCGCAGTAGAAACGCTCTCAAAGGCGTAGTAACTAAATTAAAGAATAAAGGAGAGCAGAAGTGAACGAAGAAAACATAAAGAAAGCGATTGAGTTGCTGGAAAAGGCAAAGGGGGAGTATTATAAGGAACGCTGTGTAACTCTTGATGCTCTTATCGCCCTGCTCAATGCCGAACAGGAAGAAGGCTGTAGCCACGATTGGGTAAACAGGACTGATGGGTACGAGGAACAGTGCGGAGCGGCGATATGTACAATATGTGGAGAGTATGGCTGTTGGTGTAGGGCAAAATGGTCTGAAATGACAGATGAGCAAAAAAAGGATTTCGAGGCAAGAGGAATTACGGGAAATAATCACGAACTGAGAGACAAGCTCAAGTCCGAGCAATGCCCTGAGAGCCAAGAGCCTGAGAAGTTAAAGAAATTTAATTGTAAGCATTTTATCGATTCATCACAGCAAGTCCCTATGCCGTTTGGTAGTGGTACTTGCTCAGAACCACTTGGAGATTGTGTAATTGAGTCTGAAAGTGAAGATTGTACTATTGATTGCCCCGATTACCAAGAGCCTTGTAATGTCGTACATAATGCCCTAAAAGACATACCTCTGAAGATACACTCAATAGGCAAGAGCGACCGCCTCGCAGAGCCTGAGAAGCCGGAGCAGAGTGAGTTAAGCGTCTATGATGGTAAATACACTTTTTATATGAAGAATCACTCACTTCATTGTTTGCGATATGGTGAAGAGTGGAGAGATTTTATCGGAGATGGGGCGGTGTTGCAATTATTTTTATATGCCAGAGACTTAACTGAGCAATGGATCCGTCTATCTCAAGGATGTTCGAATGACTACTGAAACCCTAACAGAATATCAAGATGCGGCTGTCCAGGCTGCTAAGCTGCACATAGTGGACAGCGAACCGCTCTATCGGATCGGTGGCTACGCTGGGACAGGCAAGACAACTATCGCCAGGCACATCGTAGAGGACTGTCCCGGCGCTATGGTATGTGCCTTTACAGGTAAGGCCGCGTACCGGCTCAGGCAAAAGGGACTACCGCAAGCCCAGACTATACACCGAACGATATATCATTATGACCCTGGTACTGATAAATTTATTAAGAAGGTAAAGGACAACCTGGACGGTTGCTATTTCCTGATAGATGAAGGCTCAATGATATCGAAAGAGCTTTGGGACGATATTACTCACTTTGAGCTGCCTGTTATCCTTCTGGGCGATCCTGGCCAGCTTGAGCCGGTGGGTAATGACCCGAATTTAATGAAGGACCCGGATATTGTACTGGACAAAATACATCGTCAGGCTGCCGGCAGTGGTATTATTCAGTTCGCAACTAATATCCGCAAAGGTGAATATGCATGGCATTGCCCGAGCTTCTACGGAGAGGGCAATGAAGGCGATGGCAGTGTTGAGATTATTCAGAGTAAACGGCCGACGAAAGAGCAGGCCCTTGAAGCTGATATTATCTTATGTGGCCGGAACGCTACCCGGCATAGGATAAATAAATGGTATCGAGAGCTGCAAGGATATAAAGCTAAATGGCCCGTTTGTCCTGGCGAGAAGATCATCATTCTCAAAAACAACATGGAGCTTGGTATTTTTAATGGCCAAATACTCACAGTTAACGAAGCTGCACAAAAGAGTGAGTTTGTTTTTGAAATTGATTGTTACGATGAAATGGGTGGGTATGATGGCCTTCCTGTCTTTACTGGTTACTTTGGAAAGAATGCCGACCATGCAGTTATCAAGACAATCAGAGGTATGGCCGTTGCTGATTGGGCCTACGCTATTACATGCCATAAATCTCAAGGCTCTGAGTGGGATAACGTGATTGTAATAGACCAGCAATGCCCGCTTTGGAGTGCTAAAAGATGGCGTTATACGGCTATTACCAGGGCAGCAAAGACGCTTAAATATTTTGTGAAAAAATGAACGATAAAAACATAAAGAAATTCCTCGCCATGAGTGAGGAAGAGCTATATCAATGGTTATGTGATAATAGAGCCAAACAGAAGTTAGGAGAAGAAATGAACAAAGAAAACATAAAGAAAGCGAATAAGTTGCTGGAAAAGGCAAGGTCTCTAACTGTACATTTCCACGATCATGAGCATTCGTTAGACAAAGAAGATACAGCTAAAATAGATAGATATATATATGACATCCAGAACCTGCTCAAGCCGGAGCAATGCCAGAAGTGTAGAGGCGATAAAGCCGTACCAATAGGGTCTGTATTATCAGGGCTTGACACACTTACAGATGGAGAAATCCCCTGCCCCGACTGCCAGAGCCAAGAGCCTGATGCAGAGAATCCTATAAGTCCCGAACTAACCGATGAAGATGTAATGAGGATGTTCCCATCACCCGATGATAATCCTCCCTTGAAACACTGGCGAAGATGGGGAGAAGATATGTGTTTTCGTCTTAGAGCTGCCAATAAGCGGGCAGAGAAGGCTGAGCAAGCCCTAAAGGAGTGACACTTATGGAGAAAAAGAAAATCAGAATATGGGTCCCAGGCATTGCTCGGACGTCTGGTTCGCATAATACGTTCAAAGGCCGAATCGTTCACTCTGGCAAGTACACAAAGAAATGGATGGATTCAGTAGCTTGGACGGCAAAAAAAGAATATGGCGGAAGACTGATATTGCTTGAGGGACCGATCAAGTTAGTGGCTGAATTCTATTTGCCAAGATCAGGCAATCATTATGGAACAGGCAAGAACGCGAGAAACTTAAAAGGATCAGCCCCGAAATATCATATTAAAAAACCAGATCTTGACAAACTGGTCCGGGCGATACAGGATTCCTTGACTAAAGTAATCTGGCAGGATGATAAACAGATAGTCGATATTGAAGCTCACAAGTATTACGAGACAAACGATACGCCGCCGGGCGTTTCGATCTGTGTAAGGGAAATCGAGTTAAGTGAAAATCAGTTGAGGGTTTTGGATTCGGTCAAAGAGAAAGATAATCTGTTTAATACAAAGAGCTAAAGGCCGAACTTATGTGGCCCGGTCAATAAACGATGTTAAAAAAATATTTAGAGAGAAAGGAGTGCAGTAAAATGAAACGAATCAATTTTGGTTTGCTGGCAGGAATCGCATTGTGTGTGATTATCTGGCTGGCATTGTTTAGCTGTCTGGGTTGTGAGTACATGCCGGCATTTAGGGCAGGTGCCGCTACCAGGGAGACGCTACAGAGCTGGTTAGAGAACTTGGAAGCCAAGCAGACAGAACTCCAGGCGAAGTATGAGGCCGCTGAGAAGGCTATCACTGAGGCCCCCGACCCAAACGCCTTAGCACTGGCAAAGGCTAAAAAAGAGGCACTCCATGAGCCTATGCTCATTAATGAGACCGCTCTTATTACCCTCAAGACAGTTTTAACAGCTAAGAGTGAAGAAGGCGGCAGCCAGGACCGAACTGATGCTATCGCAGTTGGTGTTATGGGCCTGGTCGGGATCGTTGTTCGAGAACTGAGTCGCAGGACACTTAATAAGAAGTATGTGGCCAGTAAAACCGGTCAGGCCAAACTAAAATTAGCTAACCCAGATGCTGAAGCGCAACTCTACGCTCTTACCGGTGAAGCTCGAAGGAGTATGGGGTTGTAAAGACAGTAGTAAAAATGCAGAGAAACAGTAGCCGGGCCCATCGGAAGGGTGGGCCCGGCATTAGTAAGAAAAGGGAAACTATGAAAAACATGCTGAATACAATCGGAGTCTTAGCAGTAGGATTGCTGTGCATAATAGCTATTGCTATTTACTGCCAAAATGCTCACCTAAAGGCCCGACCTGCTGAGATTATATATGTAGCTGATCCAAACTACGTCCAGAACCCCTACGAGGCCCAGGAACGGCTTAAAGCTCAGGGGTACTACAATGGCAAGATAGATGGCCGTTGGGGACCAGAGACGGACAGGGCGTACTGTGACTGGTGTGCTGTGAAGGCAATAAAGGAGGCAGGGGGATGAAACCATGAAACCTATTAAATTTCGAGCCTGGTCCGAAAAAATCGGAGCGTTCATCTACTGGCAGTCTGACCAGAAAGCTGCTCTTGGCATGTTCTGGGAGTTATGTAGGGATGAAAAGCTGGAACCGGAGAGATGGAACGGCGTTGCTTATATAAAGGACTAAATGAAAATCAAGGCGATACTACCTTATTTCGGCGGCAAGAGGAAGCTGGCGGGCAGAATTGTCGAGGCCCTCGGCGACCACAAGAGCTACTGGGAGCCGTTCTGCGGATCGATGGCGGTGCTATTTGCGAAGCAGCCGTGCGAGATGGAGACGGTCAACGATCTGCACGGGGACCTGATAAACATGGCAAAGGTTGTCCGGGACGAAGAGCTCGGCTTTAAGCTGTACGAGCGGCTCTGCAAAACGCTGTACTGCGAGAACCTGTTCCGCGAGGCGAAAGAAAAATGGACGGAGACCAAAGTTAACGGCGAAATTGATATTGACAGGGCTTACTGGTTCTTCGTCACTTCCTGGATGGGCCTTAACGGCGTTTCAGGTACCGAGCGGTGCAATTACCAGTTCGCCCTGCGATGGAGCCGAGGCGGCGGGCAGGGGGCGACGCGGTGGCAGAGCGTTGTATCGAGTATGCCCGCTTGGCATAAGAGGCTCCGAAGCGTAGTGATTATAAATCGCGATGGCTTCGGGGTCCTTGATAATATCAAAGACGGCGAAGACACGGCCATCTACTGCGACCCACCGTACTTCGAAAAGTCAGATAAATACGTCCATGATTTCGAAGGGGAAGACCATGAGCGTCTTGCGGATTCGTTAAAGAGATTTTCGAAAGCCAGGGTAGTTGTCAGCTATTACGACTGTCCGCAGGTAAGGGCGATGTACGACGGATTTGAGTTTATAGAATTATCGAAGAGCTACGCGTCTCTTCGAAACGCTACTCGCGGGCCGAAAAAGAAGCCGCGGAAAGAGCAGACGGAAATACTGATCTGTAATCAAAGAAAAAAGGGGTTGTTTGGTTAAATGAGCTTATCTGATTTCAAAGCGGCCCATAGAAAAGAGTATATCCGTTATCTAAGTTCTTTTGCCTGGTATGCAAAAAGGAATGCGGCTTTGAAGGCTGCTGGTTATAGGTGTCAAGAATGCCGTAGAAAAAAAAGTAAGCAGGTAAAATTAGAAGTACACCATCTAACTTACCAGAATTTCACAAGAGAAGAACCGGAAGATTTACAGGTACTTTGTAAACGATGCCATAAAATCGCTGACCAGGAAAGAGTTGTAAGAGTACAAGAACAGAATGAGGAAAAGCTGTATGATGCCCAAGTAAATGGCTGGGCGACTAAAGTTTATGGAGAGGAGTGGTACGAGAGATGTGATGTTAATGAGGTTTATGAAGAATTTGGTGAGTGGTTAGAAAACAAACGCTACTATGGAGATTAGCTGTGAAGAATTTTTTAGAATCGCTTGGTATAACTGTCACAAGAGAAGGATCAAAAGAATTTACTTGTGATTGTCCGTGGTGTGGAGGTAAGAAAAAGCTCTACGTTAATAAGGAGACTGGACTATATAAATGCCATCATGTTGAGTGTGGGCATACCGGCAATCCATATATAATGATCCGAGAACTGCGAAGTGAGACTGATCCGGCTAAGATTAAGGAAATATTGGGGTTGTATAGTATCGCAATGCCCGATGATCGGCCAGTACAGGCTAAACCAGAGCCTATAATTCCTACTATTAAGCTCAAAAAGTCAAGAATGATAGCTGCGACCGCCAAAGAGGTCGATAGCTTCTGTGAGTTAAAAGGATTAAATGTTAATGCGTTTAGGGAAGTAATGCAATCGCCGGGTGAACTTCTCTGGCGGCATTATCAAGTACCTATTTTGTATTTACCCGCTTATTCCCCGCTCAATCTTAAAAGGACATTCGGAGTTGTTCAGGCCCACCTTGAAGGTGAATTAATACCAACTAAAGCTCACCCTGAAGGGACAAAATATCCTCAAGTGTTCGGTTCGAGACACGCGATTTTTGGTCTTCATCGACTCGGTTTCGGTAAAGCAAAGCGAAAACCATACGATAATATCTTACTTACAGAAGGTTGGGGCGATTGTGTCGCTGCCGTCTATGACGGTTATGACGCCGTAGCTTTCAGTGGTGGTGCGGGAAGTAAGAGGATTAGAGACAATCCATCCTGGTTGCCGGTATTTGAAAACAAGGTTGTGTATATAATTATGGATGCCGATAAGGGGGGACAAAAAGCCCTTAAGAGACATTGTAAAGACCTCTACATTGCAGCCAAACGAGTAATGATCTGCCAGCTCCCGTATGAGGTGACGCCTAAAAACGGCAAAGACCTCAAGGACTATGTAAACGAGAGAAACGATATTGCCGACTTGATTAAGGATGCTATTGCCTTTGTACCGGAACCAGAGGATAATATCGCTGGTGAGGGTATCGTCCTTTTGAAAGACCTCAATCAAAATACTATTGCCGAGGAATACGACCGACAATATCCGGGTATGCACTACCAAGCCAATGACGGTTGGACCATCTTTGAGAATGGTCAGTATCAACAAGTAATTGAAAAGGCCACTGTATTACCAAAAATATGCCTGTTTGCTAATAAGTGTGCAGCTAAACAAGGTAAATCGCTCGAACCTTTCGCACCGTCAACAGCTAAAACCAACAGTTTACTCCAACAGCTCAGGATATTACCGTCTGTCCATCTCAGCGAACACCAGGCGGCTCCGTGCAGCCTGGACGGATCACTGGATCCTCAGTACATTATACCAGTAAAGAATGGATTGCTCGATTGGTCAGTTTATCCGTTTAAGCTACACCCACCAACGTCAAACTTCTACACATATAATTACTTGCCATTCGATTGGCTGGGTGAGATTGTGCCGGAGATGCTACTGGACTATATGATTAATGTCACTCAGGGAGATGTCGAAGTAGCGGACCTTCTCCAGATGTACGCAGGATATACCCTTGGGTTCCGTGGTGGCAAGAAACAATTCCTCCTCCTTTATGGTGAGTCAGATACAGGCAAAAGTGTTTATACTGATATCCTTACCCATCTATTAGGCCAGCATAATGTATCAACTGTGCCCTTGGTGAATTTTACCGATAAACATCTAATGGCTGAGTCCTACGGAAAGATGCTCAATATCTCAGATGAGTCTGAGGAGATGCTCAAAGGTAGAGGCGTGGAGCTGGTGCTCAAAGCCTTCACCGGTGGAACAATGTTCCAGTTTAAGAAATTATATCACGATGCGTTTAGCGCCTATCCAACTGCAAAGATTGTTGTATCGACCAATCACCTACCCAAATTCACAGATACATCTGAGGGAATTTGGTCCAGGATGCTCTTTGCCCCATTTAATCGAGTGTTCAAAGCTGGTGTCGATATGGACCGGGAGCTTGTTAAGAAGATCGTCAAAACTGAGATGCCTGGCGTGCTCGCGTGGGCCCTAACCGGTGCTCGTATGCTCCTTAAAAATAGTGGTGAATTTGTCATGCCGGAGAAGTCGAAAGTAGCCCTAATCGAATACAGAAAAGATGTGCTGCCGGCAATTGAGTTTTTAGAGGAGAATTTTGATGAATGTAACCCTGATGATGGGACTTTGGCTGTGGCTTGTAAAGTGTTCCGAAATGCTTATGAATCGTGGTGTGATGGTCGAGGAATTGAGCCAGAAAGTGATAAAGCTCTCAAGCCAATAATGAGGCGTTTGTCCCCCCTTTATGAGCGAAAACGCAAAAGAGTGGGTGATGAGCGGGTATATTTTTACTTTGGGATTAAGATGAAACTGGAATCTGAGTTTATGAAAGCTGAGGAATAATATGGAAAACGAGACAAAAGAGCTGGTTGTCCCCGCTTTGTCCCTGCCAAAACCCCCTCAAAACGACCCAAAGGGGGGACGGGAAATCCTCAGTTCTGAGTTCAGAAAGCGGTTTATTGCTACTGTCCCTACTTGTCCCCCCCTTAAAGATAATATATGTACTGAGAAAGAGGAGAGCGTAAGGTCCGGATATAATGGTCGGAATATAGCATATAGTGAGACTCTGTCAGAAAAGGGGGGACAGGGGGACAGGGGGACAGAGCCTGAAACTCCTCTTGACAAAGTTCTTGACATTAAGTTTGAGAAATGGCTTGACCAGAAGAAGACATTGAGGCGTGATTTTAAGATGAATGGGGCCCGGTTTAAGGACTGTGTGGTTTATGTACTTTGCAGCCTAAATATTGAGCCTACTTTCGGCAATTTCAGGAAATGGGATCCAGTGTTGGATTGGGAGGCTATTTGCCTCCAGGATTTAAGAAATAAGGGGATTATAGAATGACCTATTACTGGAAGAAATTCATAGAAGGTTTAGCCTGGTGTGTGATAATGATATTGCCTTGTGGTATCGTGATGCTAATCGACAAAATATGTTGTTATTTTGAAAGTGAGGACTGAAATGGAAATCAATACTTATATCCGAAAACTTAAAGACCTCAATGCGTGTGCTGAAGCAGTGGAAAAGGCACATGAATATCAGACATCAACAGAGCTGTGGGCAGATTGTAAGCGTGGCGACTGGATGCTGTGGCTCATCGGCAAGCTGTCTGGTGAACCGGGAAGTGATAAGCGAAAGCGGCTTGTATTGACGGCTTGTAAATGTGCCAGACTTGCTTTGCTGTACGTCCCAAAAGATGAATTGCGCCCCTTGTTAGCCATTGAAACAGCCGAACAGTGGGCAAAAGGCGAAAACAAAGTAACTCTTGATGATGTGCGTAAGGCTGCTTCTGCTTCTTATACTGCTTCTGCTTCTTCTGCTGCTGCCGCTGTTTATGCTGCTGCTGCTGCTGCTGCTGCTGCTTGTGCTGCTGATGTTGCTGATGTTGCTGCTGCTGCTGATGCTGCTTATGCTGCTGCTT